GCAATCATTGGAAAGATATTGGTTACCATTATGTAATTGAGCTCGATGGCTCTATTCATAAAGGCAGAGACGAAAGCGTAATTGGAGCTCACTGCTCAGGTCAAAATGCCAATTCAATCGGTGTTTGTTATGTTGGTGGAGTAGCCAAAGACGGTAAAACACCGAAAGATACGCGCACTGACGCTCAAAAGCAATCTTTGCTCAAACTGCTCAAAGAACTTAAAGCAAAATATCCAAATGCGACCATACATGGACACAGAGAATTTGCTGCAAAGGCTTGTCCTAGCTTTGATGCAAAGCATGAGTATAAAGACCTCTAAAACTGATTAAAGCCATTCTCGCATATAAGAAATTATTCCGAGAATGGCTTTTATATTATAGATTAGGTAATACTAAGTAATAATTAACTTAATGCGAGAATACGCGAGAATAATTAAAGCATGAAAAAGATAATCATAAAAATAGTTATAATAGCTGTAGCTGTTATAGCACTAGTATTTGCCTTCAGCAAAATACACAGCCTAAAGGAAGAAAATGCTAGGCTTAAAAGCAATCAAGATATATTGCTTACAGAAAAAGAGTTTGTAATGTCTGAAAACCAGAAATACAAAATATCTGATAGCCTCAATGCTGTGCGAGTATCTGAACTTGAGTTAACGCTTAAAGAATATAAGCGATATAGAAGTGAAGACCTAAAACTCATTGAGCAACTAAAAGCAGGAAAGTCTGACTTACAGAAGATAATTACCTCTCAGTATGAAACTATAAGCACTTTATCTGCCAAACTACAAGACTCTATAAGAATTGATACCACTACTAATCGAGTAGATACACTGAAGTGTTTTGATTATAAGTCTAAATGGACAGACGTAAAAGGTTACGTAGATTTAAGACGAGATACCGTAAAGTTACAAATCAACAATAGAGAGTCATTAAAAGTAGTGGAGACAGTTACATATAAGCGTTTTTTGGGCTTCTTATGGAAAACCAATAAAGCTAAAAGCAGGCAAGTAGATATAGTAAGTGAAAACCCGAACACAGAAATTATGAACTGTGAATACATATACATAAAGCGGTAAACGATGGTAAACAATAGAAACAATTCATTGTTTATGCTCTAAAGTGTTCAAAATCAATCACTTAGATATGCTGTAAACAATGTAAACAATAGAAATATAAATCTTTTATATTATGCTAATCTAGATATTGGTTAACCATAGAGTTAATCGGAATTTAAGAAATTAGGTTAGAAATATACGAGGCTTTGTTTCTATTGTTTCCATTGTTTACAGCCTTTATTTATATAGAATTGCAGCGCCGGAAATGCAAAATTGCTGTTTAATGTTTTTTAACAAGAAAATTCTCAAAAAATATAGGAAAAATTTTTTTCTTTCGAGAATAATTTGTATATTTGCATATCGAAAATAAGATAATAAAATTCAACCAGAAATATGGAACAGTTTAACATTAACAGCGTAATTGAGCACTATAAGCTGAATACAGAAGATTTAGCAAAGGTGCTATTTCCTACTGTTAAATATCCGAAACAAGCCTTTGACCGAGTATTAAAAGGCGAAACAGATTTGGATATTAAGCAGATTGAAACATTAGCCTCTCATATAGGCGTGTTAGTAACTGACCTGTTTTCAGCAGGTACTTGGAAAGGTTCGTCAGAAGACGGTTGTCTTACAATGCTGAAAGGTGATTATAAAGTCAAGCTGAATTATAAAGGTGTGTTTGTATCTATATATAAGAATAATAATCTTATAGAGCAGAAAATTTCAAATGTGCCTGATATGACAATGCACGAGTTTATTAACTATTTAGATAATTTTATTAAATCTTACGAAAATGGAAGCATTTAAAATTTCCGTAGAGGTTAGCGTAAACCTGTCAGAAAATACGCAGAACTTCATCAAGTCATTGCTTGGTAATGTGGCTACTTCTGTTGCTGCTCCAGCTCAGAAACCTGCTCCTGTAGCACCTGCTCCAACAAAGCCCGTTGCTACTCCTGCTCCTGGAGCACCTGCTGCTCAGGCTGCTTCTTCTGCCTCTAAGAGCATAGAGGATGTACGAGCAATGCTTGCAAAGAAGGTGAATGAGCATCGCGATGTAATCAAGCAGAAACTCAATGAGCTTGGTGCTCCGAGTGTAACAAAGCTTGACCCAGCCAAGTATGACGAAATGTTTAACTTCTTAGAGTCACTGTAATGGCAAATCAAAAGAAGCTGCAACAAGCAGCAATCAAGTTCCGTAAACAAAATCCTACGTTGCATGCGACATGCTCAGCTTTATTTTCAGCTATGGCTAGATTTATTACAAAGTCTGGAGCAGCTGAGGTAACAGTAGGAATTAAAAATGGAGAGTACTATGAGACAGCAAACAGCTAGCACTAAACCACAGAAGCATAGCCAGAGGAGTCATGCACTCCTCTCGGCTTCTGGAGCTGGAAGATGGCTTAATTGTACTCCATCTGCAAAGCTTGAAGATGAATATGGAGAAAAGAAAAGCTCCGTATATGCGCAAGAAGGCACATTGGCTCATGAGCTCTCAGAGCTTTATATTAGGCGTGATACTCTGCTTGATATTAGCGAGCAAGACTTTGACCAGCGTCTTGAAGAGATAATGGCGAATGAACTGTTTAATGAGGAAATGCTTGATGTAGTTCCGACTTATACAGACTATTGCGCAGCTCAATTAGCAGAGGCCAAGACAGCTAATCCTTTAGCTGTAATGGAAATTGAGCAGAAACTCGATTTGACGGACTTTATACCAGAGAGCTTTGGAACAGCTGACTGTGTTATTATCAATGACAACCTCATGGAAGTTATTGACTTGAAGTACGGAAAAGGTGTTCCAGTATATGCTGAATGGAATAAACAACTCATGCTTTATGGTCTTGGAGCATTGCAGAAATATGATACTATGTATGATATATCTGAGGTACGATTGACGATTGTGCAACCTCGCATCAACAATATATCTTCATGGCAAATATCTGTGGAAGAGCTTCGTAAATGGGCTGAAGAAGAGCTTAAACCAAAAGCACAACTTGCATTCAATGGTGAAGGCGAGCTTAATGCTGGAGATTGGTGCAGATTTTGTGCTGTTCGTAATCAGTGTAGAAAGTTGTATGAGCAACAGCTTGAAATAGCTCAGCATGAGTTTGCAGAGCCAGCACTTCTTACAGACGATGAGATTGCTGATATTGTTCGCCGTACTCCTAAGCTTGTAGAATGGGCTAATTCTATTGCAGAATATGCACAGAAAAAAGCTATAGAAGAGAATAAGCAATGGCCAGGTCTTAAGCTAGTTGAGGGTATAAGCAGACGCAAGTGGGTTGATGAAGACCAAGCCTCAAATGCAATCTTTGCTCGTTGCCCTGAGCTATCAGAAGACGAGATTTTCAGCATGAAGCTTAAGCCAATTACTTCAATTGAGAAGATAGTAGGCAAAAAGCGCTTTGAAGAAATTCTATCTGATGTGGTTGTAAAACCTCAAGGCAAACCTACTCTTGTACCGCTTGAAGACAAGAGACCAGCGATGGGTTATAATCAAGCACAACTAGACTTCGCAGAAGAAGCGTAATAACTCAAGTATAATAATTAAAATTAAGTAAAAATGGAAAATTCAACAAAAGTTGTAACAGGCAAAGTAAGATTTTGCTACGTGAACGTGTTCGAGCCTACGGCTATGAACGAGGGTGATACCCCTAAGTACAATATCTGCATTCTTATCCCAAAGGATGATGCAAAGACCATCGAAAAGATTAACAAAGCTATCGAGGCAGCTAAGCAGGCAGGCAAAGCCAAGCTCGCAGACAAGAACGGCAAGATACCTTCAAACCTCAAGTTGCCTCTGCGTGATGGCGACGATGAACGCGGTGATGACCCGGCATTCGAAGGCATGTACTTCATCAATGCCAACAGCCAGCGCAAGCCGAGTATCGTGGACAAGGACCTCAATCCTATCATGGAGAAAGAGGAGTTCTACAGTGGTTGCTATGGCCGTGCATCAATCAACTTCTATGCCTTCAATGTTTCGTCCAAAGGCATCGCAGCTGGACTGAACAATCTTCAGAAGCTCGAAGATGGCGAGATGTTGGCCGGTGGTTCTACTGCTGAAGAAGACTTCGGAGGTGAGAACGAATGGGACGATGAGCTGATGTAATTTCCTCTCTGCATCAGCAAGTATAGTAGTTTAATGGTAAAACCACAGAGTGCCATTGGTTTGTGTGCCTGTTATGCGGGTTCGAGTCCCGCCTATACTTCTAATTTTATAATATCAAATTAAGAAATAATGGCGAAATATCTTTTCATAGACGTCGAAACATTTTCCTCAGTAGATATTAAAGACTCTGGTGCCTATAAATATATAGAGTCACCGGACTTTGAAATACTGATTATAGGATATGCATTAGATGATGGACCAGTTAACATTGTTGATTTAGCTCAAGGCGAAGAAATGCCTGAAGAGTTTGAAGAAGCATTGCTTGACCCAGAGTGTGTAAAAGTTGCTCATAATGCAGTATTTGAGCGACTTAGTTTTAAGCGAGTAGGTTATAATGTTCCAGCAGAACAGTGGTATTGTACTTCAGTGAAAGCTGCATATTGTGGTTTACCGCTTTCATTGGATGGTGTATCAAAGGCTCTTAATCTTACAGATAAGAAGCTTGATACTGGTAAAGCACTTATTAAGTACTTCTCATGCCCGTGTAAAGCAACTCGAGTTAATGGAATGCGTACACGTAACTATCCAGAACATGCTCCTGAGAAGTGGGAAATGTATAAGGAGTATAATAAATATGATGTATTGGCTGAGCGCGAGATATTTCATAGATTAGAGTCTTATATTATTCCAAAGATTGAGCGAGAAATGTATGTGCTTGACCAGAATATCAACGATAGAGGTATTTTGGTGGATATGGAATTAGCAGAGTCTGCTATTGCAGTAGATAATACTTATACTTCTATACTAACTCAACATGCTCAGCAGTTAACAGGCCTTGAAAATCCAAATTCGCCTGTACAAATTCGGCAATGGATAGAAAAGAAAACAGGTAATACTGTGTTGTCACTTTCAAAAGAAACAATGCCTGACTTGCTTAAAGAGTTTGCAGATTATCCAGATGTAATTGAGTTGCTTAATATACGTAAAAAGCTATCAAAAACTTCAATTAAGAAGTATTATGCTATGCTCAATTGTGCTATGAAAGACCACAGAGTTAGAGGTACATTCCAATTCTATGGCGCGAATAGAACTGGTAGATGGGCAGGTAGATTATTGCAGTTGCAGAACTTATCAAAAAATCATATATCACATATTGAAGTACCACGTGAGCTAATCAGAGCTCGTGATTGGGAAACAGTTGAGATGATGTACGATGATGTTGCGGATATTCTTTCACAACTTGTAAGAACAGCACTTATTGCTCCAAAAGGCAAAGTATTTAGTGTTGCGGACTTCTCAGCCATTGAGGCACGAGTTATATCTTGGCTTGCCAATGAAAAATGGCGCATGGATGTATTTAGAGGCGATGGCAAGATTTATGAAGCGACAGGTGCAAAGATGTTCAATGTGCCTATTTCATCAATTACCAAAGGCTCAGTATTACGCGATAAATCAAAAATCTCAGAGCTTGCACTCGGTTATGAGGGCTCATTAGGAGCACTTAAGCGAATGGGCGGTGAGCGAATGGGTTTATCAGACACTGAAATGATGAGCCTGGTGCGTAAGTGGCGCATGGCAAATCCTGCAATTGTGGATATGTGGAAGGAAATTGATGAAGCTTCAAAAGAAGCTGTTCGTTATCAAAGGCCAGTTTCATGTACATGCAGAAAAATAATCTTTGACTGTGATGGCGAATTTATGACAATTCAATTGCCTTCTGGTAGAAAGTTATTCTATTATGGGCCACGGTTCAAAGATAAGAAAATAGGCAGGTCTACAATGCCGACTCGAGTATTATGCTATCAGGGAGTTGTGCAAGAGACTAAGCAATGGGGAGAAATAGATACTTATGGCGGTAAACTAACAGAGAACATAGTACAGGCAATAGCTCGTGATTTGCTTGGTAGTTCTATGCTTCAACTCGAGAGTGCAGGTTATTATCCAGTATGCCATATTCACGATGAATGCCTTGTTGAAGTTCCAGAAGAGAATGCGCAAGCATATTATGAGGAAATGGCAAGAATTATGGGCACTCCTCCTGAGTGGGCATCTGACCTTCCATTGAGAGCTGATGGCTATACTACGCCATTCTATTTGAAAGATTAGTATTATGATTTATTATGCAAGTAGGTAAATTAGAATATGATGAAAATCTTAGCATAGCTATTGGAATGAGTGTTTCAAGTAAGATATGGAAAAATACCAAAATTACTTGGAATGCTCTAGTACAAAAGCTATCTACTCCAGTGGTAACTGCTGAAACATATAAACAGTTCATGAATGCCACTAAGGAGGAGCAGAGCAAGATAAAAGATGTTGGTGGCTTCGTGGGAGGATTTCTCACAAATGGCAGACGCGATAAAACCAATGTTTTATACCGCCAACTTCTTACTTTGGATGTGGACTTTTCACATGAAAATTTTTGGTGGGATTTCACAATGCTATTTGGGTGTGCAGCAGTTATACACTCAACTCATAAGTCGAGTGCTACAAAGCCAAGGCATAGATTGATAATTCCATTAGATAGAGAAGTATCACAAGAGGAATATCAAGCTATAGCAAGAAAAGTCGCCGGGGACCTAAACATTGATTTGTTTGACCAGTCGACTTTTGATGTGAATAGACTTATGTTCTGGCCGTCTGTATCTTCAGATGCAGAGTACTATTTTGAATTTCAAGACGGGCCATTCCTTGAGGCCGATTATATATTAAGCTTATATAATGATTGGCATGATACGAGTGAATGGCCAACTGCTTCAAATAGTACTGATACTATATTGCAAGCAATTAAAAAGCAAGAAGACCCTGAAAACAAGAAAGGTATCATTGGTTTATTCTGCCGTACATATTCAATTCAAGAAGCTATTGAGGCTTTTTTGCAAGATGTTTATACTCCAGCAGGAGAAGGCCGATATACATATATAAACGGCTCTACAGCTGCGGGCTTAATAGTTTATGATGATAAATTTGCTTATTCGCATCATGGAACAGACCCAGCTGGAGGTAGGTTGTGCAATGCCTTTGACCTTGTACGCATTCATAAGTTCGGCCATTTAGATACAGGCAAAGAGAAAGAAGACAAGGACAAAAAGAGCTTCAAAGCAATGGAAGAATTTGCATCTAAAGACCCATTGACTAAGAAGCATATTGCAGATGAGAAGTTTGCAGAAGCTAAATTCGAATTTGCTGAAGAAGCTATTCAAGAAGCAGAAGAGCAAACAGATGGTGATTGGATGTCTCAGCTTGATGCAAATACTAAAGGAGACTTCGAAAATTCAGCTAACAACTTAAATATAATAATACAAAATGACCAATTCATTAAAAATGCGTTTAAGCGCAATACGTTCGACAATAAAGTCTATATCACAAGGTCTATGCCGTGGCGTAGCATATCTGCTCCTGAGCCTGTTCGTGATGTCGATTATTCTGGTGTTCGCAATTATATTGAGTGTGTATATGGTATTGTTGCAAGCCAAAAAGTTGATGACGCGATGGCGCTCGAAATTGAAAAGAAAAAGTTCCATCCAATAGTAGAGTACTTAAAAGAGCTTAATTGGGATGGCATTAAGAGAATAGATACTTTGCTAATAGATTACTTTGGAGCAGATGATAACTTATACACTAGAGCTGCCATCAGAAAGTCTCTTTGTGCAGCCGTTGCCAGAGTGCTTGTGCCAGGTACGAAATTCGACACAGCACTTATATTGGTCGGCCCGCAAGAAACATACAAAAGTACATTTATTAAAAAGCTTGGTAAATATTGGTTTTCAGACACGTTTACGACAGTACAAGGCAAGGAGTCATTTGAACAACTGCAAGGAGCGTGGATAATTGAAATGGCAGAGCTTTCTGGTTTGAAAAAAGCAGAGGTTGAAACTATTAAGCACTTTATATCAAAACGTGAAGACCAGTTTAGACCTGCTTATGGCAGAACAGTAGAAACTTATAAGCGCCAATGTGTGTTTTTCGGTACTACCAATAAAGATGATTTCTTGCGTGACCCGACAGGAAACAGACGCTTTTTGCCTATAGATGTAAGACCAGAATTTGTAAAGAAGTCAGTAATTGATGACCTTACAGAAGATGAAATAGACCAGATATGGGCAGAAGCTTATGCCTTATATAATGCTGGAGAGCCTCTGTATATGACAGGCGAAGAAGATAAGATTGCTAAGATTGAGCAGCATAAGCACTCAGAGTCAGATGAGCGCAAAGGTATTATTGAAGAGTTCCTTAATAGAAAATATCCAGATAACTGGAGCGAAATGGACCTTTATGACAGAAGAAGATGGCTTGAAGACCCATTATCACAAAACGGAACAATTCAAAAGGACTTTGTGTGCGTAGCAGAGATATGGTGTGAATGCCTTGGCAAAGATAAAACAGATATGGATAGATATAAAACGCGTGAGATAAATGAAATTCTTAAGTCGTTAAATGACTGGGAATATATAAACTCAACGAAGAATTTCTCCATATACGGTAAACAAAAGTATTACAAACGTAAAGACAGCTTACAGGTGAGAGCATAAAAGAAGCAACTTTAATGTGCTCAAAAAATATAGAATATGTACCAACTATAGATACATACGTAAGATACTCTAACCAGTATTTTAAGGTTATTAAGGTAATCTTTGATATTGATAATATGGAATATAACATCTATATGAAAAGATATGGCGCAAATAGATAGTGAGAAACTAGTAGAACGGAAATTAGTGGAGCTTGTCAAAATAAATAATGGCATGTGCATAAAGCTATTATGCGACCAGCTAATAGGTCTACCTGATAGACTCTGCTTATTTCCTAACCATAAAATGGCATTTGTGGAAACTAAAACCACAGGTCAAAAACCAAGACGCATACAAGCTTATATGCACAAAAAGCTTAGAGCTCTTGGCTTTAGAGTCGAAGTAATCGACTCTGTTGAAGAGGTGATAAATTTCGTAGAAGATATAATGCTAAATAAATGAAAGAAGCAGATTTACATAAATACCAAAAAGCGTGTGTTGAGCACATTATAACTCACCCATATTGTGGAGTATTTCTCGATATGGGACTTGGCAAGACGGTATCAACTCTTACTGCTATAAACTATTTGATGTTTGACTATCTAGAAATAAATTCAGTATTAGTCATAGCACCAAAGAGAGTTGCTGAGTCTGTATGGCAAGAAGAAGCTGAAAAGTGGGACCACCTAAAGCATTTGCGCTTTTCAAAAATAATAGGTACTCAGAAACAACGTATACATGCCATAACAGAAACAAAGGCTGATATTTATATCATATCAAGAGATAATGTTGCATGGTTATGTGCTATGTATGGCGGAGGCAAATTGCCATTTGATATGATAGTAGTTGATGAGCTTAGCAGCTTTAAGTCTTATAAATCTGAACGTTTTAAGGCTTTGCGTGGAGCAAGACCTTATCTTAAGCGCTTAGTTGGACTAACTGGCACTCCGGCACCTAATGGACTTATTGACTTGTGGCCTCAAATATATCTTATGGATAGAGGCGAGCGCCTTGAAAAGACAATATCCAGATACAGAGAAAGATATTTCCGACCAGGTCAAACCAATGGGCATGTCGTCTATTCTTATAATCTTATGGATGACTCAGAGAAGCTTATTCATAAGAAAATAGAGGATATTTGCATAAGCATGAAAGCAGATGATTATCTTGAAATGCCATTCAGAACAGATAATTATATAAGGCTCAGAATGCCTGATGATTTGAAAAAGCAGTATGATGATTTCGAAAAGAACAAAGTACTTGACCTCATAAATACTGTTGAGACAGTAGAAGAAGAGGATGAAAACGGCAATTCTGTAATAGTAGAAAAGCCTGTTGAAGTTAATGTTGTTAACGCAGCGGCTCTTTCAAATAAACTATTACAGTTTGCTAATGGAGCAATATACGATGAAGAAAGAAATGTATTTCCAATTCATGATATAAAGCTGGATGCTCTTAAGGAAATAATCGAGGATGCGAATGGCCAATCTGTATTAGTTGCATGGACATATCAATTCGACCGCGATAGAATAATGAAGCACCTTAAAGCATATAAACCAAGAGAGCTTAAAACTAATAAAGATATTGAAGACTGGAATGCAGGCAAAATACAAGTTATGCTTGCGCATCCAGCATCAGCAGGCCATGGGCTTAATCTTCAAGCAGGAGGTAGCATAATAGTTTGGTTTGGACAAACATGGAGCTTAGAGTTGTATCAACAATTCAATGCTCGATTATACCGTCAAGGCCAACAAAATCATGTGGTAATTAACCACTTGATATTGCAAGGCACTCATGATGAAGATGTTATTAGAGCACTTAAAGCAAAAGACAGAAAGCAGAATGCTCTTATGGATAGCATTAAAGCAAAAATTGACAAATATAAAAAATTCATATAATATGGGAAGAAATGGTAAAGCAATTCCAGTTTTTTCTAGAATGATTAAGCTGGTGAATGATAACGTAGGAAATGTTATCAGCTCAGAGGAAATGCTATTAGGCAATGAGCCTGGTAGAAATTCAGTGACTGCTTATGTATACAAGTTTGTAAAACTTGGATATATAGAAATGGCCACAGAAGGTGAAAAAGGCATACTCAGCAAAGAGACAACCTATAGAATTAAAAAAGCATTTCCAGACCATTACAATTCTGTAATGTTGATGGATGAGTTGAAAGTATATAACGGGCTTATTCCTGAGAAACGAGATTTTGCAACCGCGCTAAATAGAGTAAAAGCATGAAAGCAATAGAAAGTCAAGTAGGTGGAAACCATTACAAGGATATGGCTTTTCAACCAATAGAGCTAATAGCCGCTCTTAGATGTTCTTTTATCCAAGGCTGTATAATAAAATATATCAGTAGATATAAGAATAAAAATGGTGCTCAGGATATAAAGAAGTGCATTCACTATGCTCAACTAGCGATTGAGTTAGGTGATAAAAGAAGATGTAATGACAAGGCTTTATCTATGAATATAAACAGGTATATTCTCAAGAACAAGCTCACTATACTTCAACAGAGGATAATAACTCAAGCAGTATACAATAATTACACTCAAGTTATTCAATACTGCAAAGAACTGCTGCAGTTGGAATACCCAGAAAATGTATAATGCATGGCCAAGTTAAGAAGTGTTAAATATGTAATTTTTATGAGGAAAAATTTTCTATTCTCGGAGAAAATTAGTATATTTGCATATCTAAAATAAGAATAGAAAAATGGACAAGAAAAGAACATTTCAGCAAATAGCCAGAGACGTAAAGTCAACTTGGATGAATGTATACTTTGGAGCAGTGCCTTATCTTGAGGCATTATTAACGCTTGATACAACAGACCCAGAAGCTCTATATGGAATTGAGACAGCTGGAGATATTGCAAGATACTTCTTAGCCAACGCTCAAACATTCAGAGGAGCAGATGCTAGACGATTAAAAGCAGAACTAAAATCTATGTTGTGATGGAAGAAATGCTAAAGCTGCTCAAAGAAAACAATGAGATGCTTAGAGAAATTATTGCTTTTCTTCAGTATTTCAAAGATAACGACGATATGAGGCAGTTTAGCATAAATGTTGCAGCAGATATTTTCGTTGAAATGCTTGAGAACAACAAAGAATTAAAAGATAAAATAATAAGTAACTTTAAGATATGAGTAACATTTTAGAACAAGCAAATAAAATCGTAAATGAGCGCTCAGAAGAAAAAGAGCGTCAATACGGACCATTTCAAGCATCAATGGAAAGAGCAGCAGCTCTTTATAATCTGATGTCGCCCAAAGACCAGCAAATAACAACTGTTGGTATGTATAGAGCTATGATAGCTCTTAAGTTATCACGTGAGGCTTATGCGCACAAAGAGGATAATCTTCTTGATGCGATTGCTTATATGGGCTCTATGAATGACTACTTAGAAGAACATAAAGAAATTTTTAATGACAAATAATCATGAATCAGTTTATTAAAAATTTTTTAATAGGTTTATGCCTTGCACCTATAGCAATAGTGATAGCATGTGTAATGATTTCGCCTATATTTATTATGATGTATGTGCATAGTGAATGTATACAAGGGCTACTACTGTTAGTATATATGGCTTTATTATTTGCCGCCATCGTGTCGACTATTAACAAACTATCAAAAAAATAATAAAGAACTTAGAGATAAAATTAAAAATAATTATGGCAAAAGTTTATAACACAACAGACCTCAGACCTGACCAGGCCTTTGAGCGTCATGTATTTCACAGAGACCAATTTGCACATTATCTGCGATGGACTCATATCTTGAAAGAAGCTAAGATTGGCGAGTCCATTGTTGATTTTGGCTGTGGAGCGGCTAACCTGCTTGAAGTATTGTATCGAAACAAGTTCAAGCAGAAAGAATATATCGGCATTGATATTCGTGAAAAGACTATCAATGAAGCGGCCGAGAAGTATCAGGATGTGCCTTGGGCTCATTTCTATGTAGCTGACCTTGTGAAACATGATTTGGATTTCAGCAAGTTTAATGCTGACAAAGTCTGCGCTTTTGAAGTGCTCGAGCATGTTGGTAAACAGAATGCAGATGCATTTTTGGAGAACTTTAAGGCTTGTGGCAATAATAACGCTACTTATTACCTTTCAACTCCAAACTATGACCCATCTGTAGGAGCAGCTGGTAATCATACTTATGACTCAGGTGATGGCCGTGGAGTTGATGTGCAAGAGTTTGACCATTGGGAGCTTGAAGGCGTATTGCTGAAACACTTCAACATAGTAAAGAAGTTCGGTACATTTGCTTCGGCTAAAGACTATAAGCCACTGATGAATGATTGGCAGCAGAAAATGTTTGATGCTCTTAAAGAGTATTATGACTCAAACCTCATTGCCAATATCATGGCTCCTATGTTCCCGGATGCTTCACGTAATACTCTTTGGGTATTAAAGCGTAAGCCTGGAGATGTAAAAGTTGCTCCTAAAGCCACTGAGCAACCAAGTTTATTCGATGACGATTTAATGTAACAGATATGAAGATAAAAGAAGCTTTATTCAAACTCAATGACTTTTGCAATGCAAATAGAATTGAGTATATGGTAACAGGTACAACTGCTCTGGCTATGCTCGGAGTTCCGTCTAATCCACAGGATATAGATATAAAGGTATTTCATTTGAAAGAAGAGCAGAAAGCAAAGTTAAAAGAACTTCAATTCCTGTCTGACCTTGGGAATGAAAACTATGAAGAAAGCACGTGTTACTCATTTGTAATCGGTGGAGTCAAGATAAATGCTATCATTGACAAGACTGAAAGCTACGATGAGATTATATCCAAAGGGGTAATATTGGATATAATCGATATAATCGAAGAGTCTCATGCAAAACATCATCTTATAAATGTTCAGCTAGTAGCTCTCGCCTTAAAAGATAAGATGAAGCTCAGAAGAGATAAAGACAAAACATATATGTTGGACTTAATTGCTAATTTGGCATCATTATGAAAAGTTTAATTTCAGTAACTCCAAGAGAGTTTAAACGCAACTTCAATGAAGTAATAGAAATGTGCACAGATATGTGCATGACAACCAATCAGGAGATTGTTATCACTGTTCCTACGAGCAGAAAGTCAAATACTCATGCAGAAATAGCTAAGCTCATTCCTGTAGAAAATGGCAGAGGTATTAAGTATGAGTACGACAAAGAACTTATGGATAAGCATGGCATTAACACTTCTAATCCTAAGCTTTCAAAAATTGGAGCTATCATGGCTGACGCTTTTGAAAAAGAAGGAGTTTACAGCCTTATAAGTCCAGAAGTTGAACATAGACTTGCTAGAGCCGTAGAAACAGCAGCTAAGGAACTTGTTAAAATAGTGTAGTTATGAAGTTTGCAAAAATAAGAAATGTAAAGTCTCCTGTTCGTGGGACTGGTAAAGCAGCAGGAATTGATTTTTTCGTTCCTAACTTTGGCAGTAATAAAGGCTTTATCGTAAATCCAGGAACTGATGTTTTGATACCATCAGGTATTAAGATGGAAATTCCAGAAGGATATATGCTTATGGCAGCCGATAAATCAGGAGTTGTAACTTCTAAATGGGCTTGCCTTGGAGCCGGTAGAACACCGAAAGCAGAAGCATTTGAAAGCATCGTTATCCTCGGAGCCAAGATTGTAGATGAAGATTACCAAGGTGAAATTCATATACATGTTGTTAATGTCGGTAAAGCCAAGGTCCACATTAAGCCAGGTATGAAAATAGCACAATTTATTCTTGTGCCTGTATCGTATGAAGGCCTTGAAGAAGTTTCTGAGTCAGAGCTTTTCAGCCGTTCATCTGAACGTGGAGATGGAGCTCTTGGTTCAACTGGAAGCTATTAACGAAAGATAAATAGCATTTGTTTACGCATTATTCTCGCGCGTAATATCGCGCTTAAAGTATGAAGCAAAAGAAATATATTCAGAAAATTAAGCGGGCTCTAGAGCGCGCGAGAATATATAAACTTTTTTAATTATTATGACAGAAGAAAAATTAAATAAAGGTGGAGAGCTAATAAAGCACATAAATCATCTTATAGAGCAAAAGAAAAAATGGGAAGAAGCAAATGCTATTCACAGAATAGAGCTTAGTACTACATTAACATACTGCGGACAATCTAAGTACATGGATGTGGATAATAGCTTTGTAAACTTCGAAGATATAAAACTTTTAGCTTTGGCCAGAATACAAAAACGTATTGACCAACTGCAAAAAGAATTTGACGCTTTATGAAAAAGAAAGCAGTAGAAATACCAGAGGTCGTTTATACAGACCAGTTTCTCAGATTTGTGGCAGTTTATGCTAACAAATTTAGAGCAACAAGTGGTTATGGGAGATGGCTTGCTGAATATAAGCGAATGGATGAGCAAGGTATGTTTAAGCCTGAAAAGCTGAGAGAATTATATATCAAAATACTGGATGGCTCAAATACCTTATCATACATATACTGGGATGCCGTACATTATATATGTATACAAGCGCTTGATGCTGCTAAAGCTTTTGCTTTAACCAACTCGTTTGAAATTAGAGTAATAACTGGTGAAATTGCTTTTAATGATGACGATGAAGAGCTTAAAGATTTATCTATGGAAGAAGCATTAACTATATGCAAAACCATGAATGATGAAGCTGAAGAGCTTTTGTTTAGAGTTTACAACAGCAATACAAATAAACTTGTTAAGTGATATGGCAACAATAGCTGAAAATACTCTTATAATAGATAGTCCTATGGACTTGGAAGCTGAGATGTGCCGATATAATTGCCACACAAAAGAAGAGCTCGAAGAAGTTCTCTGGAATGATTATGGTGCAACTCTAGTATTAACATTTGAATACGAGGAAACATGAATATATCATACAAAAATGCAACTGAGGCTTTTGAAGACCTATATGCTTTTATTATGGGTCAAGGAATAGATACTAATGTTGGAACAAAGGCTGTTTACAATGTTGGTTTCTATTTACGTAATCCTCAGCAGCGCATTATAACAACAGAATGGCGTAAGTTCAGCGAACGATATGCTGAGCGCGAATATGCCTGGTATATGTCAGGTGATAGGAGTGTAGCAGAGATTAAAAAGTTTGCTCCTATATGGGATAAAATGCATGGAGGCGATAACATAGTCAATTCAAATTATGGTTGGCAGTGGACACGCAATAAGCAATTAGCCAAATGCATTGAACAGCTCAAAAAGAATAAAGATACTCGTCAAGCTTGGTTTACAATCTTTGATGGCAAAGAAAAGGATGATTATAAATATGATACTCCTTGTACTTTGTCTGTAGGTTTTGATATTAAGCCAGGCATTGAAACTCTTGATATGTGTGTAACTATGCGAAGCAATGATTTGGTTTATGGCTTTTGTAATGACCAGTATTGCTGGACCAAGCTTCAACAGTTAGTAGCCGATGAACTTGGTTTGCCTATAGGTACATATTACCATTTTGCTCATGACCTTCATATATATGAAAGGCACTGGGATATGAAAGAAAATTTTTATAAAGAACAGCTTAAAAAATTGGAATAATGAAAGTAGTAGACTTAAAGGTAATTGATGTGGTACAAATGCCTCAGTTTGAAAAGCACATTGAGGCTTTGATTAAGGATTTATTCCTAACTCGCACGAAGATAATGAATGAGCATCCAGGTGTTCAATTCAAAAGAGGTCCTATCGAGAGACTTCAAGAAAAGAAAGTATTTGGGCCTAAAGCTCTTGCGGCTCTCTATGTTAAAGTAGTTGATAAGACTATAGACACAAATGAATATCCTTCTGTGCTTAGAACTTTTATCAAAGGAATAGGCGATGAAGCTTTTCATAGAACCTATGTTGAACTAAAACAAGCTGAAGAAGAGCAAGAAGGTAAACAACAAGTAATAGGTATAAAGAAAGATAACTAATATGAAAAAGATAGCTAAATTCACATGGATATGCCTTGGAGTAGTATATGCTCCGGTATATATTGCCTCTTGGCTGCTTCATAAAGTAGCAAGATTGGCATTAGCAATTTCCTATTTTGGAATACTTGAAAAAACAGTTGGCAAAGATATAATTAAGCACTTGTTTACCTGGCATGGAAAACATTGAAGAAAGATATGGAGACTTAACAGATAAGGAATATCTTGAGTTTCTCAGTGAAATAAAAGGTGATGATGAAGAAATTGAGGAAGCTCAAAATGAGGCTATTGAAAAGATAGAACTTGAAGAAGAGCATACTGAATTATCTGAGTCAGAAGAAAATGCAATGATAGAGGCTTACTATGGAGATGATGCTTGGCGAAAATTCGGTAAGTATTTCTTCAGTAAGCCTGCTATCATTGAAGCCTATAAAAAAGCACAGAGAACTCGAGAAGCAAAACGCAGAAAGCTTAAAGAAGATAGAATTGTCATACAACGAATGGCTTTTAATCAGGATTATTTACGGCTTAGTGACCCTATAGGAAATGATAATCTTAAGTTGCTTATAACTCTACTTACTGCTGAGCATACTAGAATGGTAGAGAAATACGCAACTTACATAAATAAAAGATTAGCAACTCTTATCAATCCGTTAATACCAAGAAGAATTAGGATTTGTAAGATGATATATCCAGAGTCGATGAAAGAATGTCCTGGTTTCTTGTATAAAGCAAGTGAGGAATATGGCGAAGGACAAACATTTTGGGCAATGCCTGATATACCTTATTACTTCAAGCAGAATACGGAACAAGCAGAGCTTCAAAAGTCAATAAAATATGCAAATTATCTTATAAACATAGATAAGGCCGTCGCATCTTATAATATGCATAATAAGGTAAGAGCAGAAAAAGAATTAAAATATGCTTCTATGATAGTTCGTAAAGGCATATATTCTTATTTTGACTTGCTTAGGCTAAATCCATTTTGGTTTGAAATACTGTTTAACGACTTAAAAAATAAAATTGACAATTTATGAAAACTTCTAAAGATGCTATATCACAACCGAAAATTCTTGTTTATCAAGATGAAGACTGTAGCATAATGGTTGACTACCTTATATTCTACGGTTTTGATGTTATAACTTCAAACAGAGAAGATATAATACAGAAGATAAAAAATGGCGGCTATGATTTATGCATTTTAAGCCATTATAAATCTGTAGGTATAGGCAACTTATCTTTATTGAAAATTCTGCGCAAAGCGGATAAGTCTACACCTGTTATTATGGTTTCTGATTTGTCAAAATATCAATTCATAATTGAAGCTTATGATGAAGGTGCAGATGACTATATAATCAGGCCGTATAATCTTGAAATACTTGTGCGTAAAATAAATATAGCCCTTAAACGATGCGGCATAAAGACAAGAACAATTCAAAATGCTTATCGATTGGGCAATTACAGATTTGACGTTCTTAGTGATACACTTGCTATAGATAATACTGAAATAAAGCTCCCTGCCAAAGAAACTCAACTGCTCGCTTTACTTTGTGCCTATGAAGGCGAGGTATTACAAACAAGCGTAATAATGCAAAGGCTATGGCGGGGGGAAAATAATTACTGGAATAAACGTAGCTTAGATGTAAATATATGCCATTTACGAAATTATCTTAAAATGGATGAGAGAATATCGATTGTAACTAAGCGAGCTTTAGGTTATTCTCTCGTTATACGGGAAGAATAAAAAATAGCGGGAAATTACTTAATGTATTCTCCCGCTATATTTCTCTTGTTAGGTTATTAGCTATTTTTCTTCTTAAAATGCTTCAGAAAATACAAACTCATTTTTCCTGCTTCAAATTCCTGGTCTTGATTTCCTGTATGAAAGCACCTATGCCCGAATTTGTTGGTATAAACCTTAAAATCGCCTCGCAATTCTCTTACACCAGTTTTTACTCTATACCACCACACTCGGATAGTATTAGCATCGAGCCATTTTATTTGCTCCTGAAGATAAGGTCCGCAATCCATATATTCATCAAAGTCCATATCATCTTCAACATACGGAACAAAGACACATTCAATAAGGTCTGAGTCTTCAACGGCTTTCCAATTCTCTTCTATGTAAAAGCCATGAGGAAACATTGCAAGTATTTCCTGTGCTTCTTCGAGATTTTCTTCATCAAGCGGCTCTTCCTCCTCAAGCAAATAGAAAAATGCATCATTGGAAATTTGCATCTCCTGCTTTTGGCTGTAATCAAGTCTAAATTGGCTCATATATTCTCCCGCTCAATTGTTTCACGATACTGCCTTTCAATTTCTGCCATATTATCTATAGCTTCTTTGGGCTGTACTAACTGAACTGCTTGTGGCATTTCTGTTGTTTCTTCTGAAAGAGCAACAGGCTGAGCTCCTTCGAGCAAATTATTCTCTTGCTGTACCTCTTGGGTATTCTCTTGTTCGATATTTTCCATATTGCTTTTTATATTAAAATTGTTCAACGTTTCTCCTGTTATTCTCTTGGCCATTCTCCTGTCCAGCTGTGGCAGATATTCTCTCGGCCAATTTTACTACTAGCGTAGAACTCCGGTGTGGGCATCCGGTGCATAAGCCATTATGCGTACGCCCAACACAGTTCGAGCACTCAGGTTCGAACTGCCTAACCCATAGGGCCAAGCTGCAACCAATTACTCTAGTATGTAACACTTTTTAACAGTTTTATCTTTATTCTTTTATAGGCTAAAGTACTAAATAAATTTGATATAGAACACTGTTTTAACACTTTTAACATAAAAATTTTTCATCTGGTTTATTGCTGCAATGGCTTGAATTTTATATATAAAGATAGCCTAAAAATATATGAAATTTCATGCCTCTCGTTCATTCTCTCCTCATTTCTTTTTGAAAATGTATATTTATATGGGCTCAAAATAAAAGTGTCCTAGAACGCGTGAGAATGAGTCAACTTTTTACCTCAATTTTAACAGTTACCTAAGTTGCGGTAAAGCTTACAAATCATAATGCTGTGAAACACCTCAAATCTATATTTTAGGCTCAATGAAAATTCATAGATAGATACATTTCTTTTGACCTCTATCGCGTCCAAATGAGTTGGCCCATATAAATATACATCTTAAGCCTAAAAGTGTCTTAGAACGCGAAAGAAGTATGTTTCTAAACGTTTACATATTTTAACATTCACGACGACAATGGCATTAAAGCTGTTTATACATAAAGCAGTGCCGCAATCAAATATAAGTATACAAAAAAGCCGCCCTACCATTAAGCGGTAGAGCGGCTTCGTTGGGAGAAACTAACTGTAGACTATGCAAGTGGGTCAGTCTCTTCAGTTGCCTCAGCGGGAGCTTCGGCTGTCTCTTCTGCTGGAGCCTCGACAGGACTAGCGCCCTGGCCTGCGAGCCATTCATCCAGCTCCTTGCGAGCATCCTCGAGCTGCTGCTTTTTAGCTTCCAGCTCTTCAGTTGCTTTCTGCAACTTCTCTTCGGCCTTCTTCAAAGCCTCTTCGCATTTTACGAAGCGGTCCTGAGGAGTAAGCGGGGTGCGAGTAGCTGCGGCCTCACGGCGCTCGCAATACTTTTTGTTGAGCTCTTCGCCTTCGGCGTCAAATGCCTCAGCAATTTCGAGGTCTGCAGTAACAACCTTATGCATGATTTTGGTCGCCAGCGGATTGCCCTCAATCGGAGCAGGAACTGAAATGCGGTAGAGAAGTCGCTGAGCACGCTTGTCGGGCACGATAGCCACGATACGGCCTTCGTTGTACTCGATTTTCTCCTCGCCAGTCTCCGGGTCAGTCGTGCGGTACTTCTCGAATTTAACCGCCTTGCCGACGTTGCCAATAACCTCGTTTACGGCAGTAGCGATTGCTTCCGGTGTCCATTCAACTTTCTCAACACCGTCGTCTTTTGATTTGCGAGTACGGACCTTCTTCTCCGGCTCAACCACCTCGTCGAAAATACGAACGAGATTGCTGTCATGCACCTTAACGATGCGGCGTCCGTCGTCAGTCTTGATTGCGTAGAGCACCTTGTTGCTGCGCTTCTCTTCAATCACTCCGGCAATGTAACCGTCAACCCATTCTGCAGTGTTGAAAGGAACTGCCTGACAGCGGTGATTGATGTTTTTCTTCAGCTCTTCGGCCAGAGTGTGACGCTCTTCGTCAGTCATCTTCGGCTTTTTCTCCTGAGTTGCCTTACTGCCGTTGTAGAGCGGGTTGAGTCCGCCATTCTCTTCGGCTGCCTTGATAGCTGCTTCCTCTTCGGGAGTAAGCGGAGTTTCTTCTGCTGCGGGTGCCTCAGCTGGAGCTTCAGCGGTCTCCTCGGCGGCTTTAGGAGCCTGAGCCTGTTCACGGGCTGCTAGTACGGCCTCGATAGCCTTCTTGTCTTCGTCACTTGCTGTTGCCATGAGGGCGTTCAGCTTCTTGGTTGTCATCTGAGCAAATTTCTTTGTTGTCATAATACTGTAAATTTTGAATTGTTATTAAAACGTTTATTATTAAGTTTCGATATGCAAATATACAAACTTTTCTCGAATTAGAAAAACTTTTTGAGTATTTTTTTCCTGATTATGTGTTAAAAAATATCAACCGTAATTCTTTATTTCTTAAACGGCCCCAGGAGTCCTAACGTACTTATAGAATATCCTTCTTTGCCAAAGAATTTAAGTGCCATATTTGCCAATTTCGTGGTCCCTAAGGCGTCCGAAGACGCTACTATGATAGCCACATAACCCTCTTCATTGGACACAATAGCACAATCCGAAATGGCTTCTACGAAGTCCTCCATGCTGTTCAAGTTCTCTCGAGTTGCCTCAACTTGAAGACGATAGGCTGTTACGAACATTTCATTTTTCTTCGCTGCCATTGTCTTGAGCTGTTTCTTGGTTAGTCACTTTACGGCTCCACTTGATACCGACTTCAAATAAGCCGTTTATCCATGCAAAGCAGATTGCAATGGCCGCTTTTGTCTTCTTCTCCGATTTGTCTACCAGGATAGTAGGAAATATAAGAAATGTTCCGTTGTCCAGCTTGTCAGTTGAAAATTTTACTGTTACCATAATGCTGTAAATTTTGAATTGTTATTGAATTTGTGCCGCTGGCGGTATCACTCCGCGCTTAAAGCCAATCCTCTTGCAGCGGCTAAGGTTATGCATTCTCCTGAGGAGTGCCGTCCCACTCTGTTTGCTGTTCAAGCACAATGTATCGTGCTTTCTTCGTGCGGCACATAAGAGCTGCATAGCTCTCTGCGTCTGTCAGGTTGTCGAACTTCTCCACGATTGTGGGCTGAAAGATTGTGCCAAAGGCAACTGCTACATAAAAAACTTTCGTTTCCATATTCATTTATTATTTAAGTTTCGATATGCAAATATACATATTTCTTTTGAATTAGAATACTGCTTCAGGAACTTTTTTCAAATTATTTGGCTCCCATCTGAGCAGCATATTCATCAATCTGTTCTCTTGTAAGCCATTCAGGCTTTATCGGCAACAAATCGTAAAGCTTTCGCATTTTATCGACTTGTTTCTGCTCGTCATGAGCCCAAAGCTGTTTTGCGCATTTTCCGCCATAACCGAGGTAATACTCGCAATCGCAGCGAAGGCGGTCAAGCAGCATATACTCAAATCTAAAATCTTTCTGTGCCATAACTATTACGCATAAAATTGGTTAAATAAAGTCTCTTGCCGAACATTGTTATATACGGGCGGTTATTTCTCTTGGAGTAGCGTATCTTTTGCCAACAGCCGTGAATTACTTCCGTGCCTCTTGAAGACCACCGTATTGTGGATTGGTAACGAGCCGCATCTCCTGACTGGCTGATTTGAATTTCCAGCTTTTCGGCTATGCCATTTATAAGATAGCCTTGTGACTCAAATTTGCTTCTGTTATTTTCCATCGTTGTTCTCTTGTTTTAGTTCAACACTTATGAGGTCTAAACTGCCGTAAACCGTACCTTTCGTGTATCTTTCGGCCTGTCTCTCGGCTGCTTTATGCGACACAGCTTGAAATTCCTTTGTCGTATAATAGCCGCCATTCTTCAGTTGTGGATTGCCGCGCAAAAATGTGGCAATATAAGTTCTCTTGCTGTTCATTCTCCCGGTTTTATTAGTTCATAGCTCTCGGCAAAACGTACTCCAAAGCTGAAGTATATTTCTCCCGTTTTTACTGTTACTTTAGCCGTATTCGGCCAATCTCTCCTGGAGTTGTGGAAACGCATGCACTCCAGCTCTTTGTCGGTGAGCAGCTCGCCCAATGGGCACACTTCGCTGCGGTCATCCATTACTCTGTTATAAATTCTCTTGCGGCTCATATTATTCCGGTATGTTAAACTGTTTGAGCAATTCTCTTGTTCTCCGGCATTCTTGTGAGGTTAATTCTCTCGGAGCCGGTCCAAAGGTATACATAATCGCAATGGTTCATCCAACCGCGTTGACACTCTTGCCGATAGTTATTTGCCTCGGCATAGCTTGCAAATCCGGCTTTGTAGTCGTATTCGCTGTCGTCTCTTTCAACGTACAAATAAGCTGTTTTCTTCATAATTATTCTGGTATTACTGTTATTGTCCATTCAAAGCCTGTTGTTCTCTCGAGGCACTCCTGCTCGTGCTCCGCTGACTTCTGGCTCTTGCAGATAGTCGGACAATAGCCTTTGCGGTATCTCTTGGGCTGTACTTTCCACCTTCTGAGGTCTGTGCTCTCCTGCAGCATCTGGTGGATATGCTCCGCCCAGAAGCTTCGAGCTGCGCAGTCGTCAACACTCTTGTCAGTGCTCTGGAGAACGGCATTCTCTCGGTCTGTCGAGTCAATTTCGACACGGTCGCCATATCGGCCATAAGTCACCTGGCAACCCAGTTCCGCGGCCTTGTCAATCAAGACTTTCCACTGTTTGTCGGAGTATTCACTCCGGTAATACGTTTTAACCATATTGTTTACTGTTTTAATTATACATTAGTGCCCTCCAGCAGAGTCGAACTGCTGCCTCCTGTTGGGAGTTCTCCCGAGAGGGCTATTCGCTTTTAGCGGATATTCACGCCATTTTCGTCTACAGTTATCACCTCGACTAACATTGCGGCTCCGTCAATGAGCTGTTCCTCGGTGATTTTTTTGCCGTTTTCTTCACGCTCTGTTACCACCTTCTTCGGTTTGTCCTCTTTGTAGATACAGTAAGTATGAGCGTAGTAACTGCCCAAGTCATCGCGCTTTGCTGCGTCCTTAATGCACTCAAGAATGTTTTTCTCGGCATAGTAGTGGCATTCGCTGGCAAACATTCTCTCGCCAGATACTGCGTCGTTCTCGATACGGATTTCTCCTGCGTTGAGCTGTTCGTTGTCCAGAACTGTCAGGACAAATCGATAATTTCTGTTTACTTTCATGGCTGTAATGTTTTATTGTTATTACTTATTTTATCTATGCAAATATACTAATTATATTTGAACCGGAAAAACTTTTGAGCAACTTTTTGTGTTAAATTTTGTTTGTAACTTCGGGTTGTATCGTTCGTTATTTCCGATATGCAAATATACTAATAATTTCCGAACTAGAAAAATTCTAGATAAAAAATTTCAGGTAAATTGTGTGGGTGCTAAACTTTTTACATAGGAAAATTATCATGTTAAATTTGTGTTAATTGCCTGGTTGTTTTAACACTTTTTAATGGGCTGGTAGCAGGTAGCTAGTACCATATAAAAATTCTTCAGATATGGCACTTTTGCTATGTTATATTGTGTTAAATGTTCGTTAAACTTTGTTGGTGTCTGGCTGTCTGGCTGATAGCCGGTTTCAGGCTGATAGCCGGTTTCAGGCAGAGAGCAACGTGGTACCAAGCACTCAGGCACCATGCCTCGCATCCATAGTCATTCCGTATCGCGCTCTGAGCCAGTCAGGCATATAAACACTCAGCCACCAAGCCAAAACGCGATAGAACGCGCGAGAGAGGACGGAGGCACGGAGGCATATTTGTTAACAACTGTAAAAATTTAGGCCCCTGGCTGTGTGGCACCGGGGCTCCCCCTTATATATTCTGGTACTCATCCAAATATCCAGAAAAAATTTTAAGAGTTAAGTCTCCATTCTCGCAAAGTGGCTACAAGTCAAAAATCGCAAAAGCGTTCTTTTCAGGCATTCTCGCAAAGTGGTAGAAACAATGAGAAACGATTGTAAACAATCATTGTTTATCACGTAACTAATTGATTTTCAATAAGATAGACCACTTATAAACAATGTAAACAATAAAAATATAAATCTTTTATTTTTGAGATATATTATTATAGACTTAATACAAATAATTATATATTCAACTAATCGTAACTTGGTAGAGGAATATAGAGCATTGTTCCCATTGTTCCCATTGTTTACTCATTGACTATCAATCAGTTACGATTCTCGCTCATTGTTTACGTTGAAAATCAATCAGTTACGGAACTATTCTCGCAAAAATTGCATTCTCGCAAAAAAAATGCTGCGAGAATTTTTATAGTTTGAAAAAATATAGTATATTTGCATATCGAAAATAATAAAAAACAATAATTATGGTAGAAATAAGTGGCATAAAGGTAGATATAGTGGGAGCAGCAAGCACCCTATCTATGAATTGGGCTGTTTTTACAGTTGAATTTGAGTATGACAGCAAACTTATGGTTTGCCATACCTTCGAATGGACTGTGGCCGAAGGAATAGAGAAGCTCGTACAAAAAATAATGAGCGATAGAGTAGAAGGCCTAGACCTGAGACAAGCATTTATCAACAGTGAATATATAACTGTAGAGGTGAAAAATAAATTTGAAGGCAACTATGAAGAAATAATGCGCGCTAAATACAACCTCATAAGTAGTAATAAGACGTATTATCCAATGGGCTACAATTTTTTGTTACTTGTGAATAATTCAATAGAAAAACCTTATGCTTTTTGCCTATACAACGCTTTAATAAATAATGTAACAGCCAACAATAAAAAATGGGCCCAGTTCTGTAAGCCACAGCGCAGAGGTAGAGTGTCAAAGCCAGTATATAAATATGATATGCTGACAGGAATTTTTATATCTGAATATAATTCCGTAAAAGAAGCCGCACAAGCTGTGAATATAAGTGCAACTAATATAAATATGTGTTGTAATGGCCATATAAAATCAGCAGCTGGATTTTTATGGTCTTACGAAAAAGTTGATACTATAGAAAATACTCCAGCAGGCAGGAAAAAAGCTGAAGAAGTATTAAAAGCTAAGGCTACAAAAAAAGCAAATATAGAAGCAATAGTAAAAAAGCAAAAAGAAATAACAGATAGATTAAATAAAGAATATGAAACAGAATAAAATAGAAGAGCAGCTTAGCTCTATACTCCCAACAAGGACCCAGGCTCCAAGCCTTAATCGTCCTTCTGCATCAACTCAAGCTTCTATAGCTAAAGAGGCTGCATCCATCAAAGCTAAAAAGGACGCAAAGGAGCTCGCACGCATAAAATATATAGAGAAATGCCGCCTACAACGCGAAAAAGCAAAGCTTGAAGAGAAACAGAGCCTTGCAGAAGAGCTTGGATTGACACAGGATGAAGCAGAAGACCTGTCAACTACAGTTCAAATTCAAAAAGTGGCAGAGCAGAAGAAACGAGTTGAGGCAGTTGAAGCAATAGAGGCTCAAACTGTAACTCCGCTTGACCCAGTTGAGATTGCCCAAAGAGGTGGTACGTATTCAGGCAAAACAACTCAGCTTCTTCAGCTCCAAGGAGCATCAAGACCTGAGATTGTTAAACTACTTACTAGCCTTAATATAAACTTAAGTGTTCAGCTTACAAAGCAAGACACGGCTAACTTATTGGCGTGTTTATTGACTTGTAATGAAAGCCAGCTTCAGGCTCTTATGAATAACAAGAAAATACCAGTAGTAATAAAAACTGTTATTAAACGCCTCATAGAGGATATGAAACTCGGCAATATAGAAACAGTTGAGAAGCTTTGGGACCGTATATTCGGTAAAGGCCAAATGCAATTGAACCTACCTGAACAGCAACAACTCCAAACTGGCATTCTTCCTAATGTGCCTGTAAGTCGTGAAGCATACATAGTAATTAGAGACACTTTGATGAAGTAATAAAAATATGTGGATATTAAAAAGTAACAGACAAAAACATTTCCTTTATGCAATACCTTGTGCTATAATACTAACAATACTTTTTGTATTAGGCTTAGCTATTGGTATGGAATTTAAGGATAAGCTATACAGCAATAAATGGGATTGGTTAGACCTATTAGCGACTATTTTGGGTGGCATAGTAGGCCAAATAATACAAATTTTAATAATATACGCAGCATGGCAATAAAATCATTAAAGGAGATGCAGCAAACAGCCCTAAATGTGGCCAATGATAAAACTGTAAATCCAAAAGAGCTTCTGAAGATAGAATTGTTATCATCTTTTGAAAAATATACGCGTGTAATGTTCAAAAGCCAATATCATCGTTCTTTTATAGTTGCAGAGCATCATAAGAGGATGTTTGAGGCATTACAGAACGTAGTAGATGGCAAATGTAAGAGACTTATAATCAACATAGCACCTCGATATGGTAAAACAGAGCTTGTTATCAAATCATTTATAAGTTGGTGTTTTGCCTTAAATCCAAAGTGCCGATTTTTGCATCTGTCTTACTCAGATATACTTGTGTATGATAATTCGGAAACAATACGAAATATTATGCAAGAAGAGCTTTATAAGGCACTTTTTCCAAGTTCAGCTCTTGCATCTGAGAAAGGGTCAGCTAAGAGATGGAAAACTAAAGCAGGTGGTGAGCTTTATGCAGTATCAACACAAGGTCAGGTAACAGGTTTTGGTGCAGGAAATGTTGATATTGACCCAGATATTGATAAAATGGACGGTGGTAATGATATTTTTGTATTTGATGACCATACCAATGAAGTACTTGGTATGTTAGGAGCTACAACTAATATCTTTCAAGGCGCAATTGTAATCGATGACCCGATTAAGCCTGAAGATGCTGAGTCTGATATTGTCCGTGAGCGTATCAATATGCGTTTTGAGAACACAATTCGTAACCGTACTAACTCGCGTAATACTCCAATTATAATTATCATGCAAAGACTACATGAGCATGATTTGTGTGGTTATTTGCAAGATGTAGAGCCTGATGAATGGACTGTACTTTCAATGCCAGTTATACAAACAGACCCTGAAACAGGTGAAGAACACGCCTTATGGCCAATGAAGCATACACTTGAAGAGCTCTATAAGATGCGTGAGATAAACCCGTTAGTGTTTGATACACAGTATATGCAAGACCCAACTCCAAAAGAGGGTCTTATGTATGAAGGGTTTAGAACTTATAGGCCAGAAGAGCTACCAACAGGCAATAAAGCACTTCAAAAGTGGAATTATACTGACACAGCTGACACAGGAGCTGACTTTTTGTGTTCTATTTGCTTCATAAACACACCAGAATATGCTTATGTGACAGATGTAATGTTTACAGATGCTCCAATGGAAGTAACAGAGCCAAAGCAAGCTGAATTATTGGCACGAAACCAAACAGTTGACTGCTTGATAGAGTCAAATAATGGCGGCCGAGGCTACTCAAGAAATGTCAAAAAGATACTTCGAGTTGATTTACGTAACTTTAAGTGTGCTATCAGAATATTTACACAGTCAGAAAATAAGAAAACACGTATATTTACAGCCTCAGCTCAAGTTCAAAATGATATTCTGTTTCCTGAAGGCTGGGATAAGAAGTGGCCCAAGTTCTATAATGCGCTTATGTCATACCGTAAAGATAATAAGAAGAGAAACCAGCATGATGATGCTCCAGATTGTTTAACCGGCGTATGGGAGATGCATAGTAGGAAAGGTGGAAAGCGTAAAATACATCAAAGAAACTGATATGGAAAGGATGATAAGCCCAAATGGAGTTAAAGCAAATATGTGCTGTGCAAGTTGCTTGTATAATTCTATACGATTTTTTACAAGCAGAAATATAAAAAGATGGTGTACTAAAAAAGATAAAGCTATAACTGATGGTAGAAGCAAATGTGGCTATTATGTGATGGCTGAATTTTTTCAAAAAAGAGGCTATAAAGTATTAAAAGATTAAATTCTCGCATTATTCTCGTAATTTCTAATCATTTTGAGATATTGTCCTTGAGATATTATAATCAAAATAGAAAAATCATGCGAGAATGAGACGATAAAAATACTTAGTTAAAAATTGTCAAAAAGTATACAGCTTTCAATTTTTATTAGTATATTTGCATAGTGAAGAAGTTTATTTCTGAACAAATACAGGTAATTCGATGCTAGTTAAGGGTAGCTGCTCGGTAGTATTAACATTAAAAACATAAAGAACAATGGGATTAAATTGTGGATGCCCTGCCGCAGCACATCTTGCTGACCTTGAGATTAACGATTGCAAGGAAAGCATGGGGCAAATTCAAAAAGTTGCATTCCAGCGTATCTATAAGACTGCTGGAGAGTTGAACTCTGTCGCAGACCCGACTAAGAAAGCATCGTTTGCCACTTTGTTTTCTGCAGCCGATGGTACTAAGATGACAGTGTCGCCTTATATTCAGAGTCCTGCTACAGAACCTGGAGCAGCCCGTACATTCGGTGGTGGAAACCAGACGCTTGGAGGTATTCCTATTACAATTGGCCGTGAAGCAACAAACTTTACCGGTGTAATTTATCAGGAAAACCAAAAAGTTATTGCTCAGTTGAAGCAGTATCAGTGTGAAAACATCGGTGTTTATCTTATCGACGAAAATGGCAACATTGGCTGTTTGGTAGATGACCTTGATGAGCCTACTAAGTACATGCCTATTCCTATTTACAGCTTCTTTGTAGGTGATAAGTCACTTGGCGGGTATGAAGAGCCTGATAGCAATGCTATTAGCTGGTCTTTTGTTCCTAACTGGAGTGATAAGTTCTACATTATCAAGCGTGAAACTTTGGACTTTAATCCTCTCACTGATTGGGTTAACGTAGCTTCCGCTGGAGCTTAAAAAATTTCAGCTATGAGTGTAAGAAAGAAAAAAGAACAAACGGTAACGCTGGTTGTGCCTAAGCATAATATCAAGCAAGAGTTCGGCCTTCAACACGCAGAACGATTGCTTGATATGGGCCCAGCCTTAAACGGCGGATGGGAGTTACCGAAAGATAGCAATTATTATTACGACGAAGAAAATGGGCTTAGAGTTAAATCAGATAAAGCAAATTCTGCAAAAACCGTCTAAAAGACAGGTTATTCAGAAAGCTGTAAATATGCAGCGCCGTCTTAGGTTCCATACTGAGACGAATATTGCTGTATCTGATATTAACCAACCTACTACCATATTCTTAGATTGGGTAAAGCATCTGCTTCCAAAAGATAAGTTCAACATATTCTTACAGCTGTTCAAATTCCCGTTGCCAACCCCTGCTGTAGTTGAGGACGTCTATAGAGAGCTCGAAAGAGTTTTCTATAGCCGTAACTCATCTAGCTCATATCAGTTTACAGACTCAGAGCTTGCAGAAGACTGGGCCTTGTATCGCAAAAGCAATCTTAATGAGCCAGAGGTATGGAAGACAATGGGATGGAAGCGAATGCAGGTGTCGCCCAATAGTATTTTAGTAATTGACCTTCCTCAAGTACAAATTACATCACGCCCTGAGCCATATTTTTATTGGCTTGAAATTGATGCTGTAGTCGATTACCAGCTTTCTAAGCAAGATGAAAACTTGTTTGAATGGCTTGTTTTTAATCAGCCAGAACACAGAATAGCTGTATTTGATGATACTTCTATAAGAGTTTATCAACTCAACGAAAAGAATGAAATTCAGTCATTAGTTTCTGAAGCTCAACATGATTTAGGATATTGTCCGGCTAGGTTCTTTTGGTCTACACAGCTCAATGAGAAGAACAAGGACCTTAAGAAAAACCCAATCACCAAGGAGCTATCAAATTTGGATTGGTATCTGTTTTTTTCTATATCCAAACAGCACCTTGACCTTTATGCTCCGTATCCTATTTACAGCGCCTATGAGGCTGACTGTAACTTTGAGAATAATGAGACTGGTGACTACTGCGACGGAGGCTTTCTTCGCAATGCCAAAGGTGAGTACAAAATACTCAATGATGGCACAGTGGAGAAATGCCCATGCTGCAGTGAAAAGCGAATAGCTGGACCTGGTTCATTCTTAGAGGTGCCTATTCCTAATCAGACCGAGGGTGTAGCTGATATGCGTAACCCAGTCCAGATTACCACTATTGATAAAAACTCACTTGAATATAATGTTAGTGAGTGTGCAAGGCTTAAAAATGAGATTGTTGTTTCAGTAGTTGGTTCAGGAGGTACAGTAAGTGAAAAAGAAGCAATCAATGAAACTCAAGTAACTGCTAACTTTGAAAGTAAGACTTCAGTGCTTAACGCACTTAAGACTAATTTTGAATTGGCACAGAAGTTTGTTGAAGATACTGTTTGCAAACTCAGATATGGAGGTGCTTTCATATCGTCTTCAGTAAGCTGGGGTACAGAGTTTTACGTTTTTACAGTAACTGAGTTATATTCTAAGTACAAACAAGCAAAGGAAAATGGAGCGTCCAACTCAGAACTAGATGCGATATCACAGCAAATTCTTGAAGTTGAGTATCGCAACAATCCTTTGGTACTTCAGAGAATGCTGATTTTGAAACAGTTGGAGCCTTATCCACATAAGACATTGGACGAAGTGTTAAAACTGTATGAAAAAAAGTTAATTGATGAAAATCTGGTAAAACTTAAAATAAATTTTAGTACTTTAGTTGAAAAATTCGAGCGTGAGAACATTAACATAATTGAGTTTGCTTCAAACAAGCCAATGAGAGAAAAAATCGATATAATTAACAAAAAACTTTTAGAGTATGTATCAAAAGATGGACTTACAGCAACTACAGGGGCACAGCCTTGAGGAAGTAAAAGCCTATAAGAAACAAGCTGTTGCTCGTAAAGCTGAGCTTGAAGCCCTGAAAACAAAAGGTGGTAAAGCTTGGACTGATGAGCTCCAGGATGAGCTTAATGATGTGGCTCTTTTCTTGGTTGATATTGATGATGTCATCGAAGAAAAAGAAGCTGCTAAGACAAAAACCAAAAAATCTACTTATGTTCCTAAAGCAGGTACTGAGAAGATGGTTCATTTGTCACTTGTTCGCGGACGCAAATTTAACCCACTTACCGGAAAAGAAGAGTCTGCTCCATTTACTCAGTTGTTCACATTTGCAGAGTGGCAACTCTTTAAGAAGAACTTCAAAGGTCTTGGCTATACAATCATGGAAGTTTTGCATGACCCTTACGGAGATGCTGCAGAGCTAGTTGTCAAAAATAAATAGCAAAATATCACAAAGCTATGTTAACAATTGAGATGCTACGACAAAATTCAGCTTTAACTGGTCTTTCAGATGCCCAGCTGACTGCCATTGCTGAAATGTCGAAAAATGACGAAAATACTGTAATTGGCACTAAGATTGGTGCTTTACACGGGCAATATGATACTGATATTCTTGGAATTACCGGTATCAAGAAAAAAGATGGTGAAAAGAGCTATGACTACGCAAAGCGTGTGCTCGGTGAATATAAGACAAAAGCTGAGTCTGTTAAAACAGTTCAAGCTGAGCTTGATGCTGCTAAGGCACAGGTTACAGAGCTTCAGTCTAAGCTTGAAAAAGGAGCTGGAGATGAAACTTTGCGTCAGCAGTTGAAAGATGCTAAGGCGCAAGTTGCTCAACTTCAAACTCAGCTCCAGACAAAAGAAACAGAGTTCAACTCTAAGAAGACAGAGTTTGAAACTACTCTTAAGAATACGCATGTAGATTATGCTTTCCAAGCTGCTACTGCTGGTCTTAAGTTTAAGTCAGGTATTACTGAGCCTATTCAGAAGACACTGCTTAATGCAGCTAAGGCTGAAGTATTAGCTAAGGGTACTCCAGACTTTATCGAAGATGGTCAAGGCGGCAAAAAGCTTGTTATCCGCGGGGCTGATGGTAACATTCTTAACAATCCTAAGAATAACCTCAATCCATATACGATGCAAGAGCTTGTTATGGAAACTTCTTTGAAAGATGTTATCGAAACAGGTCGTCAGCAACAAGGCGGAGGAACAGGAGGCTTTGGGTCTGGTTCAGGTGGAACAGGCGGAACACTTGATTTGTCAGGCATTAAGAGCCAGGTTGAAGCCGATAAAGCTATCGAGGCCCATCTGCTTGCAAACGGTTTGACACGTGACTCGCAGGAGTTTGCTGACCAGTCTTTGCAATTGAGAACTGAAAATAATGTGGCAAGTTTGCCTATTAAATAAGTGGCACATCCTAAAGAAGAGAACAAAAACGCTATGAGGCGTAAAAGGGTAATGCACCATAGTAGCGTAAGTATTAACAATTAAAAAGTTAAATTTATGAGTTTAGTTTTAACACGTATCCAGAACATCCGTGCGAACTCTAACATGGATAAGTTTGAGTATCGCCCCAGTAGATACGGTGCGCTGAATGCTTTTATGGTGCAGTCCGAAGACCCTACTGGAATTCTTACTGAGGAGTTAAAGCAAAAAGCTAGAACTTCTATTGGTAGCACTTTAGAAACTCCCGTGATTGACTACGATGCTGATATTACTATCGGCAGTACGCGTACTGTAACTATCGATGATAGTGAAAATACATCTAAGATGGTACAGATTACGTTTACAACGTATTCTTGGGGCTTTACTATTGCTCCGGCAATGTATATGAACAATGAAATTGGCATTCAAAAAGATTTTGAAACCAAATTTATGAAGTATCTGTATGCATTTGCTAAGAAGCTTGATGAAGCTGCACTTGCTCAACTTGCTGCTAGCAAAACTCAGATTTTGAAGAATAAGTTGCTTTATGACTTTTCTTCTAATGCTGTTAATGCTAAGTGGACAGAGCGTGAAAATGTATTTGGCGACCTCGAGGTCATGATGGGGGCAAATGATTTTTATGGCCAGTTACATATCGTAGGTGACCCTGGAGTTGAGTCTATCATGCGTAAACTGCAGCAGCATGGTCTCTACAATGATGTAAACAAGCAGAATGAGTTCGGCACAAAGATTGTACACTTGACAAACAACATTGCGGCTGCTGGTGGTAAATATGCTCAGGGTTATGCAGTGAATGCCGGTTCACTCGGTTTGTTAACTCGCTTCGAGCGTGACTGCTTGCTTGGTACTGTATCTGGTGATGGTCATGAGTGGGGTATTGCTACTTTGCCTATGTTGAATATGCCTGTTGGTACATATTTCTACGACTCTGTAGGTGACTACAATGCTATCGCAGGAGCTGCTACTGCCGATATGACCCGTACTCGCAAAGAGCACTATGGCTTTGCTGTAGATGTAGCATTCCTTACCGCTTATAACAGTTCTCCTTCTACATTGCCTAGTCCTATCTTGGCATTCAACGTTTCTAGCGAAGATGCTGTTTATGCTAAGCCTGTAGTTGTTATGAACACGGAAGACAATCCGGTTAATACCAAGGCGGCTGCTAGTGCATAATACTTAATAGCAAATCTTTGAGTTGTTATTAGCTTTGGCAGGAGGCGCTGAGGTAAATTACTTCAGTGACCTCCTGTTTTTCAATAAATAATAGAAACTATGGTTAGAGCTCTAGATATACAAGAAAAACTGCTTCATCTAATAGGATGGGAGCAAAATTATGACACATCAGACTTAAAAATATCTGATGCTTTAACTGTGAGCGAAAGTGGCCTATACTTTCAGCAAATTCATCCGTTGCTGACACTGCAGAATATGTCTTGTATCGCTCCAGATTTTAAGAACATGACCTTTGAGGAGTATAATGCAGAAAAGTCATATTCTAAAGGCAATGTCATAAAGTATGGAAGTCTTTTATATAAGGCTTTACAGAATTCAACTGGAAAACAGCCTGATATTGAGTCTGAGTATTGGGTTGAAACCAATCCATTTTCTGAATGGCTTGAAGGTAAAACAAAAGCTAGCATTCAGAAAGCTATTGCTAGATATTGCAATGAAAAAATTACGCAAGGTACATATAAGACTTTGTGCGAAAACAGAACTCTATTTGATGGTACTGGCCGTTTAGTAGATGTTGTAAAAAACAAGAAAAATCTGGTTGGCTTTGAGATTGTACCCGTAAGAGCAAAAGGCGTAACTACAAAAATCAATAAAATAGGTTTACAATTTACAGAGCCTGGCGAATATACTTTGTATCTTATGCATTCTAGTATGGATGCACCTGTTAAGATAATAAAGCTTAATAAGATACGTAAAAACAGCATAGAATGGTTCTCACTTAATGATGTGTATTTGCCTTATCAAAGTGAAGACAATGATGCCGGCGGTAGTTGGTATTTATGCTATTTTCAATCTGAACTCCCAGAAGGCAGTCAAGCTATAAGAAAAGACAAAGATTGGTCTAAAGAGCCCTGTGGCTCATGCTCACGCAAAGAGTTATTAGCTTGGATGGCTTGGTCTAAATATATAGAAGTGCATCCGTTTTATGTTAATGAGGAATTGGTTGAAGCTGTTAATTTCAATGATGATTTTAATGAAGATTTTGCAAAACAGCCTATACACTTATGGGATGTTGAAAACAACCAATATACTTATGATAACAATTATGGCTTAAATCTTGAAATAACAATAAGCTGTGATATTACAGACTTCATAATTGAGCAGCGAATGCTGTTTCAGGATATTATAGCAAAGCAAGTAGCAGTAGATATGCTTCGTGAATTTGCCTATAATGCCAATGTTCGTACAAATAGGCATTCAATAAATGCTTCTAGGCTTGATATTCTATATGAAGTTGATGGCGACTCTTCATCTATGAAAAAATCAGGTCTTAGCTATCAACTCGATATGGCATTTAAGGCAATTAAGCTTAGTACTGAAGGAATAGACAGAGTTTGTCTTCCTTGCAAAAACAATGGTATAAAATATAGAACTGTATAGTATGGCTGTAAAAAGGTATAATGCAACACTTCGCAATCTTGAATATCGCTTGAGAGCATTCAAAGATAGCTTGCCTATGCTATTGGAAGATATTGTCCGTGATAAAGAGGATGTGATAGTATCTGCAATAGCAGATGACCAGTTGTATCGCAGAGGTATCAATGGCCGAGGCGAAAAGATTATGGATTATATGCCTTATGCACCTAAAACTATACAAAACAAAAAGAGGAAAGGCCAACCGACAACTCGAGTTACCTTACGAGACACTGGAGCTTTTCATGAGTCAATGTATGTAGTATTTGACTCAGAAGGATTTTATATAACGGCGAGTGATGAAAAAACTCAAGACCTTGTTGAAAAATATGGGGAAGAGATATTCAGGTTGACAGATAAAAACTTTACAAGAATAATCCGCTCCCATATAAGAAAAGAGCTTGTTAAACGGTTAAAAAGAGCTATAAGACAATGAAAGAAAGTTCTGTACAAATAAGATATAAGGATAATCCTGTGTTACTTGATAAGATATTGCAGGATATGCAAAAATCGCTTATGGAAAAGCTTAAGTGGCTTAATTATGCATTTGGAAGAGCTTACAAACTCGTAGAGCATAGGCCTGATGGCAATAAATTCATATATCCAGCGTCATACAACGGTAATGGAGAATATGTATCACTTTTGCCCAATGACAACTTTGGTAATTTTTCATGGTTTGATATATATGACCCGCAAAAAATCACTCAAGTAGTGCAATCTTTACCCCAATATACTTTCAGCGGGGCCATTATATTTTGGTATGATTTAAGCAGTATCTACGATGATGAAACTGTGCTTCACACTGAAGAAATTAAAGATGAAATAATACGAGTACTGACGACACCTGGTATTATTACAACTACAGGTAAACTTGTTATCAATGATATATACGAGCGCTTTGAAAACATATACAAAGGGTACTCTATAGAAAAAATATATAACAATTATACTTATAAAGGAGAAGGCATACAAGATATTGATAAACAATTCTTTATGTACCCTTATGCAGGAATTAGAATTGAGTTCACTTTAACAACTAGAGAATTATGTCAACGGTATATTTTATAACATTGCTTTCGGCTTTAATATATATAGCCTTAGCAGCAGCATTCGTTATATTGCTGATTGGAAAATTAGGCATAAGAGACAATATAATTGCCAAAGCACCTAAGCTAATTTCTCAATTATTCGATTGTGATTTTTGCTTAAGTTTTTGGACGTCGCTCATTCTCGCTGTCATTCTCGCTATTTTCTTTAGAGAGATGAATATCTTATTTATTCCAATAATATCAACCCCTATAACGCGAATTTTGATATGAAAAGCCTACTTATAAATAAAAAAATTGTACGGGTTTATGATAGCATAGATGAAATGCCAATCATAAATTTTCAAAAGTACAATAAATATCTGCTTATTGACTCAGGCATTGGGTCAGATGCGGATGATATTGATGCTCATATAGTAAAGATAGCAAAGTATATAAAATCAAATAATAATAGAAAGGCTTTGCAGGAATTGCAAAATATGCGGCAGAATATCTACATGGTAAACAGTGAAATATCGCCGAAGTATTTAGCTTTTGCTGCTCTTATACATAGTGTGGACGGAAAAGAAGTTAATGATTTGTCAGATGACGGGCTTAAAAAATTACTTCAGGACCTTAAAGAGATTAAGCATTCTAAAGTCATAGATTTTCTTTTGTGGCTTAAAAAAAAAGTCACAAGTGAACTAGAAATATACTTTCCGGGTGATTTTGTAAATCCAAAGGAAAAAGAAGCTTATGATAAGCTTAAAGCTAGAACACTTCTTGTATTAGACTCAGTTATAAATGATACTGATAATTCAAAGCAAATTGAGGCTATAGATATAATGATGCTTAACATGCATACGCCGAAAACATATATAGGAAGTGAGTCCGTTGAGGTTAAATATGATAAGCAATTTGAAAGTACTTGTTTACTCATATCTCAAAAAACAAACATGGACGCTAGAAAGATGACAGTACTTCAATTCTATAATGCTATCGATAATATAAAAGCTCAAGCAGAAGCTGAGGCAAAGAGTTTGAAACGCAATAAACATAAGAAATAATTATGGCTGAAGACGATAAGATAAAATATAGTGATATAATACAGCCGGATGACTCTATTGAAAAGCTTGTAAAGCAATTAGGAGAACTCAACCAGCAGTATGAAGTCATGGTGAATGCTATAAGAGCAGGTGCAGATAGAGTTGTGCATGCTCTTAAGTCTGTTAGTGGAGCTACAAGTGACGGGCGTAAAAGCATTGATGAAGCTACAGCTTCTACATCAAGGCTTGAACGAGCACAGAATGAGCTTAAACTTGCTATATCAGATACCGGTAAACAGATAGCATGGCTTAAAGCTCAAACAGCAGATGCAAATAGAACTACTGTAGAACAGCAGCGCTATTTGCAACAGGCTGTATCGTCTTATGATAGGCTTAAATCTGACTTAAAAGAGGCTGTATCATTATATAAGTCTCTTACAGATGCAGAAAGAGCAGATAGTCAAATGGGCCAACAGCTTTTGAATGATATTATCAACCTTAAAAATCAAATTAAGGCTCTTGATGATACCATGAAGCCGCATATTCAAACTTTATCCGAAGTTGAAAAAGCTGAACAAAGGTTAGCTTATTTGCAATCAGATGAAGGTAAGAGACTTACAGAATTAAAAAGAAAAATATCTGAGCTGACTTCTTCTAGAAGGCAGCAACAAGCTACTATTGACCCTATAGCTCAGGCACAACAGAAATTAGCCTATGCACAATCTGAAGAAAATCAGCAATTAAAGCTGTATTCAACTCAAATAAAAGAAGCAAATAGAGTTGCTCAGCTTCAGGCAACAATAGCAGCTTCTGCAGAAGGGTCGTATAATAGACTTTCAGCGCAGTATGAGCTAAATAAAATAAAGCTTAATCAAATGTCTGCTGCTGAAAGAGAAGCTGCAGATGGAGGTAAAAAGCTTGAAACTGAGACTAATGCTCTTTATCAGCAAATGATAAAGCTGCAAGAAGCAACTGGTAATTATAGGTTGTCGGTAGGCCATTATCAGAGAACATGGGATGGCTTAGGTATATCTATTTCTCAAGTAGTTCGAGAGCTTCCTGCTGCTGCAGTTTCACTCAATACTTTCTTCTTAGGTATCTCAAACAACATTCCTATGGTTGTTGATGAGATTAACCGTTTGCGCGCTCAGAATAAAGCTCTTCAAGCAGAAGGTAAAGCTACTGTAAGCGTAACAAAGTCTATTGTTAAAGCTTTATTTAGTTGGAATACTATACTTGTAATAGTACTCACTGTATTATCCATGTTTGGTGGCCAAATCATTGAATGGATTGGCAATCTGTTCAAAGGTAGAGCCGCAGTTATATCTTTAACTGATGCTTTAGATAATATAGCAAAAGAATTAGAGGAGACAAATGGTGGATATGGTGATAATATAGTATCATTAAAACAGCTTCAACAAGAATGGAAAAATCTTAAAACCACAGCTGAGAAAAATCAGTGGATAAAAGATAATAAATCTGAATTTGATAAACTCGGTATTGCAGTTAATGATGTAACTGATGCTGAGAATATCTTTGTAAATAATACTGAAGCTGTTGTTAATGCTCTTAGGCTTAGAGCAAAAGCTGCAGCTGCTCAAAAGCTTGCAGCTGAACAGTATGAAAAAGCATTAGTTGCAAGAAATAAAGCTGAAACAGAAGCAGCAAAAGGACCATCTGGTTGGGACCAATTCAAAAATTGGTTTGTGCAGTCTAGTTTAAGAGGTGGAGACCCAATGACCGGATATGTTCCTCAGGCTAATCTTGATTTAGCTGAGCAAGTATCTGCTGAAGACTTTAAGCAACAGCGAATTAAAGATTTGAAAGATGAGGCTGATGCAGCTGAGAAAACAGGCGATGCATATTTTGATTTGGCAGCTGGTTATGAAAAAGCGGCTAAAGCTGAACTTGATGCAGCAGGAATTGATAAACCTCATAAGAAGACCAAAACTAGGACACGTACTAGAGAGCCGCGTGACCTTACTAATATCATTAACCAAAATAGTATAAAAGCACAAAAAGAATATGAAGAGAGTATAACTGCTTTACAAAAAGATGAATTTGCAAAGAGGCGTAAAACTGCTGCTGATGAAGTGCAGAATGAGAATAACAAGCTCAGAGAAATGCTTCGCAAAAATGATGAGTACGTAAAGAATGTAGATGGCAAGTATAAGAAACTTACTGAAGACCAAAAGAAGCAAATAGCACAGCAGAATGCTTGGATAAATAGTACTATAGCAAATAATCTTAAAGCTTTAGCGCTTCAATTAGAGCAAATACAAAGAGAACAAGCTGCTAATTCTCTTAGACTTCAACGTGAAACTCAAACAGGAGCTGTTAGTCCAACTCCTATAGCTGAAAATGCTCCTAAGAATACAGAAACAACTGTTACTACAAATGTAACCGTTACTCGAGATGCTTCTCAGATGGAGGCCTCATTGGTAGAAGAAAGAGAACTAATGAGACAAAATCTTGAAGCTGAATATAAGTTGGTGTTAGATACTAATGCTAAACTATTAGCAGCTGGAGATGAACATGCAAGGTCTGAGGAAGAAATACTTATAGAGCTTAATAAAAAGAAACTGCAGCTTTATGCAGATTATGATAAGCAAATACTAAGTGCCAGAGAGCGCGATATTGAAAATCAGCTTGAACTTGTAAAAAAGGGTACAGAAGAAGAGTTGCAATTGTTATTACAACAAAATGAAGTACGTAGGCAATTAGCGTTAGCTGAAAATGCTGCTAAACCTGCTGCTGAGCAAGTAAGTAGCTCTGTAATAAATGCTCAGTTTGATAAATCTGCAGCTCAGACAAAAGGCTCATTTGAGATGACAGGTTTTGATGAGCAGCAAGCTTTAGACGAAGCTATATTTAATGAAATAAAACGGAGTGAAACTGAAACAACTCGATTTAAGCTTGAACAGGAAAAAGCTAGATGGGAAAAGCAGATAGCACTTGCTGAGTCTGGTGGACTTGATTGGAGCCAAGCTCAGATAGATGCAGCAAAATCTACTGTAAAAGGCATTGATAGAGAGCTGTCTGAGCATGATGACTTTATTTCTAATATAGGTAAAAAAGGCCTCGGCGGTAGTCTATTAGAGAAACTTGGCTTTGATGATGACCAGATTGACGCATTAGGAGATGCTGTAAATATAGTTCTTGAACAACTTCAATCTATTATGGATGCTGAAGTTGAATTAGCTGAGCAAGCTGTTGAAAATGCAGAAAAGCGAGTAGAGGCTGCACAAAAAGCCTATGACGCAGAAGTTGAAGCTCGTAATAATGGCTATGCTAATAACGTTGCTACAGCTAAAAAGGAGCTTGAGCAAGAGAAGAAAAATCAACAAGAAAAACAAAAGCAACTTGAAGCAGCTCAAAAACGTCAAGAGGCTCTTAATACAGTAATTCAGGCATCTTCTCTTATTACTGCATCTGCTAACTTATGGAGCTCATTCTCCTCAATACCTATCGTAGGTCCAGCTCTTGCACTAGCTGCGATTGCTACAATGTGGACTTCATTCGCAGTAGCTAAAATTAAAGCAAAACAAGTAACGGCAAGCCAATCTGAAGAGTATGGCGAAGGTGGTTTAGAGTTCTTGGAAGGTGGCTCTCACGCATCTGGCGATGATATTGATTTGGGTGTAAAGAATAAGAAGAAGCATAGAATGAGAGCTGAAGGCGGTGAAGCACTTGCTATTATAAATAAGCATAAAACAAGAAAGTATCGTAAAATACTACCTGACGTTATTGATAGCTTTAATAAAGGTACATTTGAAGATAAATATCTGAAAGCATTTGATGGCTCAGATGGGCTAAGTATATCTTTGAATGCAAATGGCAACATGGACCTTTCCAAACTTGAAGATGATGTAAGAAGCATAAGACGACAGAATGAAACGAAGTATTATACTATGCCTAACGGAGTAGTTGTAATGCAACGTAAAAATGTTAAACGTATAATCAAAAATTAAAAAGCTATGATACCTCCTAAATATAATTTCTACGTAGGCAAAAGCGTATATACTGCTATCTATAGTAATGAAACTATAGATAGTGCTGGAGAATATATAAGTAATTCTAGCATGTGTGCATCTTCTAGCATAAGCCTTTATAGTTCACACGCTGTGTTTATAAACGTAAATCCAGCTGGTAGTGTAAGTACAGAAGCATATAGAATATATATACATTGCTACAATGGCAGTACATATTTAGGAAAAGTATATACTGCTGGAAGTGAAATAGTTAATTTGCTTAATAACACTACACAAATAGCTATAACATTCTATAAAAGCAATACAGATATATATGAAAAGTCACAGAATGATGTTACTTTTATATATATTATGCAGTCTGTAAATCCTCATTATAAAGACCTTAGTAAAAAGTATGCAAAGGAAAGTGGCCAAGAGTTTTTCAGAATATCACTTGATGGCAAAATAAATCTATTTGGCCAAGACTATGAATTTGTAAAAAATTCAAGTTTAGAAGACCAGCTCATATTTATTGTAGATAAGTACAATAGAACTTCTGAAAAATGGGTTGAATACTATAAAGGTGAATTTAACAAAACAGACTGTAAGTTTGATTATGATAAAAAGAAGTGTGAACTTAAAACTACAGCTATTGATAACTATAATGAGGTTATGAATAAGTATGAAAATACTTATGACCTCATAAAACTTGCTCCGGCAATTACGCGAATAAATCTGCATAAACGCTCTCTTATGCAGGTATATGTCCGTGGAGCCAATTCTATATCTAATTTCTTCGGAGGCATATACTGGGAAGATGATGTGAATGAAGCTATTGATGACCATAACGCCTTGATAAATAAGTATTACTTTTCTTATATAAAAGCAGGAAATGAATTTTATGTAAGAGGGGCTGGTATTTCTGATGTTAATGGAGTATATGCTGGCACAAACGGATATTGGAGTTGTTGGAATGGCTATACATGCTATATGGGAACAGATACTCCAATGACAAAAGCTTATATTTATATTAAGCGTAATAGAGATGATACTATTCTTTATCGGTCTGTAAAGCAATATGTATTTACAGAAGCAGATAACTGCTATATAGGTCGTAAAGATATAGAAATGGTAAATGTAAATAATTCGAATGATAAATTTACTATAGAGAGTCCATTTGTATATCATATCTATAGGCGTTTGCTTTGTGATGTAGATACTGTAGAAGACTCAGAAGGTGTAAAAAATACTTATAATTTGCCATCTGATGATTTTGTAACTGACAATAGAAATTATAAAAAGTGTATTGGATTAAGAGGTGGAATGTTTTTCTGTACTTCTAAAGCTGTTGATGAGCCAACCAGATTTGGTTTGAATGACTATGGGCAGTATTTTACAAATCAGTTTATTCCTAGTAGTGCTGGTATAGGTCGTGCTTTACCTATTAGTAAAAACTCATGGGCAAACGCATCACTGTGGTATGTTTATGATAACTTCTATGAGTATTTTGAAGAAAGATTAAGAAAGCAATATACGCTTAGAGATAGCTATTCCATAGCAGCTGTTATAAAAGCTTTGCTTAATAAGATTGACCCGACTCTTAAACATGAAGCTACTTCTGAGTATAGTCGCTTTTTGTATGATACCACTGTGCCTATTAGTATGAATAGGTTTTACGTATTTATTACGCAGAAAACAAACATACTTAAAGGTGAATATGACCAGCCCGCACAAAAAGCAGAAATATCATTTGAAGACCTTATGAAGATGCTTCGTGATTGCTTTAGATGCTATTGGTATATAGAAGATGGTAAATTCAAAGTTGAGCATATAAGCTTCTTTATGAGAGGAGGCTCATATTCTTATAACAGTAATGTTCAGCTTGATTTTACTAAGCTTACAGACCAGTTTAATAAAAAGATGTCAGCCTATTTTCAATCTGAAGTAGAATATGATAAATCAGACCTTAATCAGCGATACGAATTTGGCTGGATGGACGATGTGACAGATTTATTTGGTGGAGTTACTATTGATGTAAAATCTAATTACATACAAAAAGATAAAACAGAAGAAATAAATATCGCGCAATTTTCATCTGATGTAGATTTTATGCTGTTTAACCCCAGTAACTTTTCAGATGATGGCTTCGCTTTGCTGTGCCCTATTAAAAATGGTTCAACTTATGAATTGCCTATTATCACAGTTGAAAACTTAATAGATGAAAATGGAGATACCTATGAGGCTATAGTACAAAATTGGTATGCATCTTGGGCATATTTAGTACATTTTTATATGTATGATATGCCTGCTGGTAATATAGACTGCAATGTTTTGAATAATCTGTATGTTAATGCTGTAAAAATGTGTATGAAGCACACAGTAGAATTTCCTATTGAAGAAGATTTAGATGAATTAGAGCTTATTAAAACCAGTATAGGAGATGGCAAAATAGATGAATATTCTGTAAACATGAATACTCGTACAGCAAAAGTAAAATTAACATATTCGCCTCAATAAAATTATAGGTTAAACTTTGTTAATAAATTTTCATATCACGGAAATTTTTAGTATATTTGCAATATGAAGTTAGTAAACAATAACATATCGCCATTACCGTTCTACGATAATCTTGCTTTGCAAAATCATCGTAAAGATTATGCGTATGGCCAAGTTTATCCGCTTATAACATATAAGAATATGTTATTGCCATTTCAAGTAGTTCTTGCAAGTGGAACATCAGTAAGTTGGGTTAGATTATACGACTTTAACACTGGTAAATATGCAGATATTACTACCACTATGAAAGAAAATGGTTTAATTATTAAATCATATACTGACTTTAAGCTTCTCAAATATCCAGGAACTCTTCCAGTAATTGATATAAAATACGAAGGCCGATACTATTTAGCAATATCTATATCTGGTCTTGGAACTATATACTCAGATGTATTTACTGTTTATAATAAAGTAGATGATTATCTTCTCATTGAGTACTACAATTCATATAACTTTGAGCTTAAAAATGGTGTAGTTGACTTTTCTGATAATTTCAAATTCAAGTGTTATCTTAATACACAGGTAGGTAAACCTGAATATGACTTTGAAGAAGAGGCTACTGAGCGAATGGGCTATACTTTCATTGAAAGCCAAGTAAGTAAAAAGATATATAAATTCACCTTTATAGCTCCAGAATATCTATGCGATGCTCTTAGAATTGTAAGACTTTGTGAAAACAAACAGATTACTAGCAAATCACAAGTCTATGATTTGACTACATTTAATATGGAGCCAGAATGGGAAGACCAAGGAGATTTAGCTTCAGTTGAATGCGAATTTGAAACAGACACTGTTATAGCTAATATAGGAGGTTATACTTCAGAATTAGCTGGCGGAGATTTTAATAGAGACTTTAATAATGATTTTAAAACAGAGTAACAAATATGGCAAAGTGGAGTGATTTAAAAGCAGCTATAGCTCAAATAATTAAAACAAATGGAAATCAAGAAATAACTGGGCAACTTCTTCAGAATGTACTTTTTAATATAGTTAGTTCTGTAGGAGAAAATTCCACATTTGCTGGCATAGCTACTACTACGACAAGCCCTGGTACTCTTGATGGCAATATATTCTATTTAGCGGTAGAACCTGGGATATATGCTAATTTTAATGGTATAGAATTAGTAGATGGAGAAGTCGCTATATTAGAATGGAAAGGTAGTTGGGCAAAAATAAATTCCGGAATAGCATCATCTTCTAAAATTTCAGAGTTAGGTTTATACCCAGTAGTAGTTTCTAAAGCATCTTCCGGGTCATCAGCACTAGATTTACGTGAAATAAAAGTTTCTTTGAAAAAGAACTCACTTCTAAAGTTTAGAGTTGATATATCTGGTAGCGAAATTAGTACGTATCAGATGTTAAGCTTTTATGGCGGTATGCATTTAGGCCAAACAAGTTTTAATATCGGAGAAGACTATGTATTGCCTTTATCGAAAGAATTTAATGCAAGTACAGATATTAGATTTGGAGCATTTATTAAAAATGCTACACCTGGAACAAAGGCTAAGTTTACATATACTCTGAACTATCAAAACAATCCAGAAAACCCTATAGGCAATGAAAAATTAGCCGACGGTGCAGTTACAAGTGAAAAATTAGCTGATGGTGCAGTTACAAGTGAAAAATTAGCCGATGATGCGATATCAGAAAATAATCTTCCGTCTTTGAGTAGAAATTTTGCAACATCGGTTGAACTTAGAAAATGTGGATTTTATTGGAACAATGCTAATACTGGTTCTCTGTCAAAAGCTACAAGCGAAATTGATGGCTTAATAGTTCCTGTAATGTTTGATAATACCGATTTAGTAATTGTAGGTAATATTCCAAATAAGTATGGAAATAATGTAGTATTTTATTCAGATTATCCTAGTACAGATACTTATATAGGCGTGACTCAAAATTATAAAAATAATAGAGTGACACCTAAAGCAGGGTCAAAGTATGCGCTGTTTACAATAGTAGCAACAACGCCTTTTAAAGCCTTTGCATACCAATCAATAGTTGAGAATGGTAGCGTTGATGATAATAAAATAAAAGATGCGTCCATAACTTTTTCTAAAAAGATAATTAACCCTATTCTTTATAATGCTCCATTTACTGCAAGTATTGTAAAAGAGGTTTATATTTCTAAAGAAGATATTCCGGCCGATGCCAAAGATGTAGAAAATCCAATTTTTTGTTTAGGTCAAATCCTTTATACTTTTGGCCCAACATCAATCAATAGAATAAGAATTTATTATTTGACTAACGAAGATACATATAAGCAAGCTTTCGGAGAAATTCAAACAGAAGATGCTGAAGGTAATAATGCTATTATTAAGTTTGGAAAGACTAAAGAAAGTTATGCTAAAATAAATTTTTCTGAACTTAAAGACATGGGTATCGAAAAGAATACACATGTATTTTTTGATTCAACTGGGAAATATCCTTTTATCAATTCTGTAATATTAAATAGACAATTTTCAGCGAATTCTATTCCAGATAGGTCTATCCCGAATGAAAAATTAGAAACAGATTTGACAGAGTTAAATAATAGGTTAACAGTTGTAGAAGATGCTGTTGAAGCAGGATTATCAAATACTGAATTATTTTCAATAGGCGACAGTTTATTTGCAGGTGGCACCTGGCAAAAGAAAACTGCTGAAATTTTAAATATAACATTCGACCAAAATAAAAATGCAGACCCGAGTTTTCCACTATCAATAGGTGGAACCGACTCAGATATGTCAAAAATAGGCTCTACTTACTTCAGAGTAAAAAATCTTGTAACCAAAGAATATATTAAAGACAGTGGAGAAAATGCAATTATTGTATTAGAAAATGTAAACGATGGAACATTTGATTTTAACCCTGCAGATAGAACATATAAAATGGATAAACAATATTCTATTGCTTCATTGTCACAAGAACAACTAAATTTAATTTCTAATGAAGATAGAGTATTAAATGCAGTAGCTGGTGTAAGAAGTCTATCTAACGGCAAAAAATTAACAATAACTGCACTGCCAACTATAGAAGGAGATGTTACAATCAAGACTGGTTGGGCTGGTCCTGGAGTTAGTACATACAATATACACGTTATTCCTCAAGAAAACGACGATTTAACAAGAAAATACATAATAGAAAGAATTATCGAGTATTCATACAAAGGGATATTCGATACAGCAGGAGAAGATGGAAATTCTGTTTATTTTACTAACGGAAATAATACTTATGAAACTACGTTAGAATTTACAGATACAGGAAAAACAGGTATGGCTTGTTCTGTAGAAACTGTTAGTAATGAGGCCCCTTGGGAAACTTTCTATTGGTACAACGGAGAAAATACAGAAGATGAAAATTGGGGTAATACTTTAAACTGGGTAAAGCCCACGAAATCAAGTGCTTGGAAATCCTCTATAGAAGAGTTGCTTAGACTATATCCTAAAGCACACATCTTTATAGCAAATTTCCCAGCAATAGGAAAGGCTGCAAATGACTACTACGACAGCGAAAGAGGTATCTATGATGAAAAAAGATGGTACGACGCTAACAAAGAAAGAAAGGATAAACAGCTTTCTCAATTTAAAGCTATTAGTGAATTTTATAATATACCACTATTAGATGTATGGGGTAACATGAATATGTCTGCATCTAATTGGAATACATTTTTTCCAGAAGCGGCAAATGTTCATCCGCTAAAAGATGGATATGAAAGAGAGGGTATACTAATTGCAGCACTGCTTAAAAACTTTATATAAATATATTGCTATGCATTTACTGCTGGTATGTAATATTATTAAAAGCGAAAATTTCTTGCAAGAAATATTATAATTAACACATTTTATTAACTTTCTAAATTCTTCAAAATTATGGGAGAAGTTACAGAAAAAATCTATTGTTGCGACAGAGGCGACAATGACAACGCTCTAGCAGCAGCCATTCTGGCAGGTAATAACCGCAGAGACGATTGGGGCCCTATGGCTGCGGATGTGGCAATAGCTGCGGATGCGGCTGTGGCCAGTAATGTTTAACCATTAAACTGTAAAGATTATGGTTACATTATCGCCAGTAGGCTTAGCCGCTGCTCCTGTGGCAAATCAAGCTGCGTTCTTGGCCACATTCAAGGAGAAACTGTGTCGTTGCGTTTGCGCAACTTCTACCAATCAGCCATTTGCGACTGTTACTTATAGGAATGAAACACCTGTTCTTAATGGAACAACGGTATTCGTGCCTATAGTAGCAACCATCACAATTACTACGCCTAATGCTTGCAAATGCCAGGCTGAGACGCAGGTAATCAATGAGCGCTTTATGGTTGCATTCCAGGGTATAACGACACTTCCTGCATCTGTCACTATCAACCAGCTCGGAATGACTCAGGGCTTGATTAAAATAGTATACGGTAAATCCAACTGCTATGCAATCAATAGTTCTCTGACTGTAACTATCCCGACTACTGCGTAAATAATTAGAGAGTACCTGAGGAGGTTTTCTAGAAACCTTCTTAGGCACTCTCTTTTTGCATTTAATCAACTAAAATATAAAGCTATGTTATTCAAAGATATTAAGCAGAATTATCCTGTATACATTCTTAACAAGCAGGATTTGAGCCTTACGCAAGGCAAAGCAGCTCAGGTGCCGTTTCCTCGTATGGAAATGAACCAGAAAACTGGCAAAACTGAAATGGTAATTGATATTACCATTGAGGCAAATGGGAAGACCGCAACTTATGTAATTCCTGAAAATCTTTCAGTCACTTATGCAGGTAATCTTATTTTGTCTACAGATAAGATGAGCTTGGCAAGTGAAATTGAGGCTATGAAGAATACTGCCGAACAGATATTGGCCTCAGTAGACCATCAGAAAGAAGTACTTGAGAAGTCATCTTCTCTGCTTGCAGAGCTCAATCCTGTATACAAGGAGAAACAGGAAACCGAAAAGCGCTTTAGTGCTATTGAGGAAACCGTAACTGGTGTTAAAGGCTCAGTAGATGAGCTGAAGAAAATGATGTCTGACTTCATAAAGAAAATGAGCTAATATGGGACATAGATTAAGATGTATCATAGTAAAGCATCACTCGTGCGACCATCATAATAAGGAGCACGAAGATGATGAGGATGTGGTAGTAGAAAGCAGAATAGCTACTCCGCATGGTGAACATAAGGTTAAATTTGATTTGCCTTATGAGCAAACAGCCAATGCTCTTATGTCCGCAAAAGGATATTCAGAGTATGTCAAAAAGCATGGCTACCATTTTACTGACGCTCTTGCAGAGCATGTGAGCAAGATGATGGAAAATGCAAATGGCCAAAGCCATTCATGGACTGCCGCACAGGTCAAGAAGTCTATTGAAAGTTTAGGCCTGAGCATTCCTAGCAAAGTTACAAATGGAGATGTAACTTATCTTGCTAATATGTACTATGCAGACCTTTATCCTGACCCTCTTAAGGATGAAGCATCATGCCTCAGAGCTGCTTATAAAGTAGCAAATGACCCTGATGGCTATGAGGGCATGATATTCTGCAGATGGACTGCTGATGCAATTGGTAAAGCCATAAGTATTAACTGGGAAAAATTCATCTGATATGCTAGAACTCATTGAAGCCAAGAATATCGATGCACTCATGTTTTTCATAGCGGTTAGAGTCGGAATAATCTTAGTTTGCTGGTTTTTCATGGTGGTCAGTAGTATCGTGGACTTCTGGAGTGGAACAACTACAGCAAAAGCATTAGGCCAAGCACTTATGTCGCATGGTTTTCGTAGAACTGTTATAAAAATAGGCGACTATGTAAGGCTAATGCTTTTCGCTCTTATGTTTGATATACTGGGAAGCTTGTTATCATTCTATATAGTACCGTTTGCTACAATTCTGTGTACTATAGCTGTAATCTACATTGAGGGTAAATCTGTTGTGGAGAACAGTAAGCGCAAAAAGGCTCATGCAGCTGATGTGCCTGATATAGTAAAGAAAATTGTACAAGCAGCCACTGCAGAGCAAGGTCACGAAATACTTAATGAGATAACAAAAATAATCGCCTTAAATGACAAAGACAATGAGAAAAATCAATAAACTCATAGTGCATTGCTCTGCAACGCCTGAAGGAAAAGACGTCAAAACCGAAACTATTCGAGATTGGCATGTTAATGGCAATCATTGGAAAGATATTGGTTACCATTATGTAATTGAGCTCGATGGCTCTATTCATAAAGGCAGAGATGAAAGTGTAGTTGGAGCCCACTGCTCAGGTCAAAATGCAAATTCTATAGGAATATGCTATGTAGGAGGCGTTGCTAAAGACGGTAAAACTCCTAAAGATACGCGCACTGAGGCTCAAAAGCAATCTTTACTCGAATTGCTGAAAAGCTTAAAGGTAAAATACTCAAATGCTACTATTCATGGACACAGAGAATTTGCAGCTAAGGCGTGCCCCAGCTTTGATGCTAAGTACGAGTATAAAGACCTCTGAAGCACATAAAAGCCATTCTCGCAATAATTTCTTATGTGCGAGAATGGTTTTTATATTAAATATGAATAATAACAAATAAAACTCAAAGATTATGCGAGAATTAGTGAGAATAATTACACTTATATTTTTAGCCACTATATTATATAGCTGTAAGTCAATTCAATATGTGCCAGTGGAAACAACGAAAAGAGATACTACTTACTTATCTCAGACCAAAATTGATAGCATATATCATAGAGATTCAATCTATGTAGAGCGCAAAGGCGATACTGTGTATCTCAGTAA